AAGCCGTTATTAAGAGCAGGAGCGTAGTCAAGTACACCAGCCATTTGAAGAGCAGAAGCTACATCAGATGAACAGATTACGATGTTACCTTTACCACGGCGAGTAGCTTTAGCAATTGCATTAGCTTCACGCTCGATTTGGAACATCAAGCCTTTGAACTTCTCAACAGACCAACGGCCATTTGAGTCAACATCTAGGTTGAATACGCCTTTAGCGGCAGTACCGTCTTGACCACCAGCTTTAGCGGCAATATATACAGTACGAACAACTTCACGGTTGATTTCAGTAAGCAACTCAGCAGAAAGCATATTAGCAAGTTCAGTTTCAGCGTCAAGACCGTGGATTGCTTTAAGGTCTTGTGCTAATTCTGAAGAGTACTCAGCTTTCAATGCACGAGATACAGCAGTTACAGCAACTTTGTCAATCTTGAATGACATTTCAGAGATTGCGTCATTTTCAGTAATCGGTGTAGCAGTATCAGCAGTGCCGTCAACATTAGCGATTTCTGAACCACCTTGTGCTTCAGCTTGTGCTGTAGTACTACCAGTAGTTACAGTGAATCCACTTGCGATTTCACCAGTACCAGCATTCAGCGTGCCGTCACCAGTTACGCCAGTGCCATCAGCATTCTTAGAAGCGTAGCCAGTTTTAACAGTGTCAAACAATGCTTCACCGCCTGAACCGTCCTGTGCGCCATAGTTTGATTTCATAGCGAACACTAGTCCAGTAGGACCAGTCATTGGCTGAACACCAACGATATCGTATGCTACCAAGTTAGGCATTGCACGGCGTACAAGTGAGATAAGTACAGGATCGTAAGTATCTACATTGCCAGTACCAGCACTTGATGTGCCCATGCTGTTAGTTGGAGCCGCTTCAGCAAGTACGCCAGTACTGCCTAAGCTTGAACCTTCTCTAATAGAAGCTTCAGTGTTTTCCAAAAGAGTAGCTGTAACAGCCTCTTTGTGATTGTCAGAAATAGCGGGAAGAGCGGAATGCTCAAGCACTGGTGCCCACTTTTTCATTAGTTCTTCATTTCTCATTATGGTTCTCCTTTATTTGAGATTTTTAACTTATTACTATTTATAAAATTTGTTATTTCGAAAAGCGGTTAAGCGATTGAGTGTACCTAGCGATAGATGGATCCATAGCAGGCGTTACTTCTTCCGCAGTCTCTTCTTGTAGAAGATCAGTTTCTTCTTCCTTAGCAACTGGAGCAGACTCTACAAAGTAGTTGTCTTTGATGGCTTCTAATTTCTTAGTGTAGTCATCAGTTGATTCGAAAGAAATACCTTCTGAGAGAACACGCAATTTTTCTGCTTGAGTGTCTGTTAATTCCTCAGAAACATTTTTGAATGCGACTTCTAGATCAGCTTGTGACTTAGCTTCTTTGATTTCCATCATTTCTTCTACTAACTCATTATACTTAACTTTAGACTCTTCAAGAGCAACTTCAAGTTCAGCATTATGATCAATAGTTTCTTGATCGATTTCAAGGTTATGCTCAGTTACAAGACCTTTGATGCTATCGAATAGAGATTCAGCAACTTCTACTTTAATGTTGCTTTCAACTGCTACTTGATTATCATCCATCCAGTTTTCGATAACATAATCTAGATACTGGTCTACTTTTTCTACAATTTCTTCAACAGACTTTTCAACTTGCTCTTGAAGATCGCTTTCAAATTTTTCTTCCAAAGTTGCTGTTTCCGCTAGGATTTTCTCATGTACAGCGGCTTCGAATACTGCTACAGCAGAAGATTTAAAGTCTTCAGAAAATTCTGAACCTTCAAACAAACGCTCTACAGCTTCTGACATTCCACCAGTTACATTGCCTTCTGGAGTTTTTTCTTCAGAATCCTTAGCAACTTCGCCTTTATCTTTCTTTTTTGCTTTCGACTTGTCTGATCCGCCCTCTGGAGTTACGGGATCGGCTGCTACTGCATCAGTACCAGTCTCCTTCGCTTCCTCGAGGTCTAGATCAAGATCAACGCCTTTTTCTAATTCACTCATTTAACTTCTCCTTTTAAAGTAATTAATGTGTCAATATTACTATTTATAATAATTCTATTTTGACAAAGAACGAACAAACTTCTCAAACAAAGCGGCCGCTTTAATCTCTAACTCAGCAGTAGAGACTTTAGCAGTCTGTTTGATTTCTTCTTCGATCTCGTCAAATGTATTCGCTACTTCCCATGAAGAAGAAGCTACATCGTAAATCCAATCTACACCTTCCATCACTCCCTTAACGAAAGCATCTGGCGCTGATGGATCAGCTACAATATCCCCTGCGGTGGCTAACATGAAATCTTTCTGTACTTCCATGATACCACTCTTATTCTGTTTGATAGAACCCATACCACGAGATGAAATACCAAGAGTGCCATCTTCATCCATGATGTTCTTTACGATTTTGCCCATTGGCGTGTCCATTACTTTAGCACGACCAACGATATTAGCACCGTCTTGTCTTAACTCTGTGAACATATGAGATACACGATCAAGATTAATCGTTGGACCTGCAGGGTGACCAAGTTCGCCATAGGCTCTTTTCTTCTCTACATATGTCTCGTTATATCTTTTTACTTCATTAGCAAGAATCTCTTTAGGATACATACGACCATTACGGTTCTTGATGTCGCCTTGCATAATGATGCCTTCGATGAAGTAGTCTTTCTGACCATCTTCTTTGGCTTCACAGATATATTGTACATCTTCAACGATTTCTTTGATTAGTAAACTCATATCTTCTTCCTATTTGCCTGCTGAGAATGCAAACTTAGCAACATCTTTAAATGTTCTGCTGTTGTCTAGCATATTCAACACTTTCTTTTGGTTTGTGCTGTTCAATTGTTTGATCATAGAAACAATCATAGAGGCAGTTGTTAAATCGACTTTTTGCTTTTTGCCGTCTTTAAACTTAACCTGACCAATGCTTTTAGTCTTAACAATTTTTTCTAAGTCTGAAAGAACGCCTTCTGTTTTGTAACCTTCTTCTAACTCTTCGTCTTCTTCCGACTCGTCTTTCATTGCCATCTTAGTGGCAGTTGCGTACATAACATCAGTAGCTTTGTCACCGTAACGATCTTTGAACTCGCTCATTTTTTTCTTGAGTTCTTTAACGATAACTTCACGCTTCTCTTTTTGAGCATCAGTCATCTCTGCTTCAGATACAGTGCCCTCTTGTACAGACTCATAAACTTCTTCATCTTCGCCTTTTTGAAAGTCTGCGAGACGATTGCCAGATACATCAAGTACTTCTGCTTGCTTGTATCCATCTGGAAGTTCTTTAATATCTACAAGGTGCTTATCTACAAAACTTTGAATACCTGCTGAAGTAGCAGAGTCGATTTCTCCTGTAGGCTTGCCGACTGTTTCTACTGTGAACTGCTTAAAAGATTTCATTTTGATTCCTTTATTATTCTGATTCTACTTCTACGCTTGCTTCTGCTTCAACTGGCTCGCCAGCTTCTGCGGGAGCGCCAAACATAGAATCGTATTTTTGTCCGATAGCCGCTGTCATTTTATCCGCCATAATACCATTAAACGAGGATTCAAATGAACCAGCATCTTTATCCATCGCATTTTTAATCAAATCACTAACACTCATATCTATCTCCTTACTTATATCTTTATTTATATTTTATTACAATTACTGATTAAAATCCGCCATCATCTGCAATATTATCTTCTGCATCTTCAGCATCTTCTTCATCTTGACTTATCTGATCTCTCATGGTTTCGATTTCATCTTCGTTCATCATGAGAACATTTTTTCTTACCCATTCTGCTGAGTAGTACTTACCAACATAGTCGTCAATGTCTCGGAGAAGATTCAATCTTTCTCTCAAGACTTCACTTTCTTTCAATTCTTCAAAGTAGTTGTCTTGCATGAAATCATATCTGATAGAGGCTTGAATCTCGCCCCACTCTTCAGGTTTAATGATTCCTTTGAGTATCAACTGCTTCTCAAGAACTTTATCAAACAGTGTAGAGAATCGTGATCTCAATCTGCTGATAAACTTACTAAACTTAATCTCATCTCTAGATATCTCTGTTGCTCTACCTAAAGAGAACCCAGTATCTGTTTCCATGCGAGAGATAGGCACATTCAGAGCCTTAAACAATCTCTTCTGGAAATATAATACATCGTCTAGTTCTCCTAGATTTTGACCACCAGGTAATGTAGTGATCTCTGTACCTTTTCCGCCTTCTCTTCTTGGCAACCAAAAATCGTCAGTCATACTCATATGTCTACGATCATCTTTAACATCACCAGTACTTGCATCATAAACTAAGCGATTCTTGTGCTTAGTCATCATATCTCGTAGATACTGTTCTGCTTTCATCTTAGGCAGATTACCTACATCGATATAAAAAATTCTTCTTTCAGGCGCTCTAGATATTCTGTAAATAACTACAGCATCTTCCATCATTCTTAACTGATTTAAAGGTTTGATTGCCTTATGTAAGTTAGAGATGATTAATGAATTGTTCTCATTAAGTAAACCTGAATTAGCATTTACAATTGAGTCTTTAGCAATCTTTAAGCCTTGCAGGTCAGAGTTGTTTCCTACTCCCTGCATACTACCACTTTGTGCTAAAAATCCTTTTTCACTGTAAACATAGTACTCGTTTTTTACTCTCTTATTTAAAAACTTATTGTTTCCAGATTGAACTGATCCAGATTGCTCTTTCTCAAACTCTCTAACTTTACGAATCTTTCTTGGATCGATATAGCGCAACTCTTGAATACCTTTTCGAGGTTGCTTAACATCAATCATAACATGGTAGTTGATTCTTCCATCAACATACCACTTTTGGAAAGTATCGTAACCAGTAGAAGAAAAGTCTAACAACTTCAATACAGTGTCAAACTCTTCTCTAATTTTCTTTCTGATGTTGTCAGCTAAATCGACATCATCTGTAATACACTCAACAACTTTTTGATCTGACGAAATGCTAATCGCTTCGTTAACAATGTCATCAACTGCTTGTGATACTTCTGGTTGCTGTAACATTCCTCTATATTTCTGTACAAGTTCTGCTTCTGATCTTGCACTACCTGCTAGGTCTAGATAGCTACTAGCGGCAGTACCTGTTGCCGCAATATCAATAGAGCCATCGTCAGCCTCTGGCGAGATGAAAGATGGTATGTTTTTTTCTTCCTTTTCGCCTTTGCGTTTGATTTCGAAACCAAATAATTCAGCCATATTTTATCCTCTAACTCTCAGGGAGAGTTTATTCTCTCCCCTTAAATTATCGTTATCAATTTTACTCGTTTGTACCGCCGTCTCCGGTGACACCACCAGAAACATTCCACCAATCATACTGGAAAGTAACATCGAATCTTTCGATGTCATCAGTTGTACTCCAGTCTGTAGTGATTGCACCGATAGTAGTCGGGAACAATCCGTTAAAGTTATAAGTTCTCAGTGGTCCACCAGTTTTTGAATACTGTGTGATCTGCGCTTGAGCCTTATACTCTGAAGCACTTGCTGTGCCTAATTGCGTAACATTTCCTTCGTGGGAATTGATTGAAGCCATCCATTCTTCCATAGCGTTACGGATAAGAAAGTCTTCATCGTTAATGATAGTTACAGTCCACTCAGCGAATGTTCTGTCTCCCGCTACTTTGACCTTACGACCAAAGTATGGAATCTCAATTACGCCCATTGTTGCTTCTGGGATCTGTGCCGCCTGTACCATAAACGGTGTCTTTAAATCAGCAACTCCATTGATAGGATTAGTAATCGCTACTTGGAATAGTGATGCCTTGGCACCCCCGAAGGTCAGTTGGCTTTTAATTTCATTGATGTTGAAAGCCATTGTTTATATCTCCTTGTTATTTAATATATTTATTAAGCCTGACCAACGATCTCATTGAACTCTACGCCTGATCTAACAGCTACAAAGTTCAACTGGATGAAGTTGATAGAACGAGCTGGCTTGATATAAATATCGCCAACAAATTGGTTACCGTCGATAACGCTTTGACCGTTGTTTGATTCATCACAAACTACTTTAAAGTCATAGATGCCTCGTCTACCCTGTACATCTCTCAAGAATGGTTCAACCAAGTTTACAAATTGCGCTCTAGTGAACTCATCGTTAAACTCGAATAATGTTGATTTAGCCGCTCTACCAATAGTCTTTTCAAGAACAATAAACAATCTACGAACATTAATTCTATCGAATGCACTAGTAACTCCTGTAAATGTCTTATCTCCAAACAGTACAGTACCTTGACCTGGTTGTGTAATTACTGGGTTAATACCTTTCTTGTATAGTAAATCTCTTTCTGCTTTATTAGGATTAACTTGCAATTTAACAACATTCTTAACATTACCTCTCTGATAGCCAGCAGGCGAGAACCATGGATCTCTTAGATCGTCTGTTCTAGCACAAAGACCAGCAATGTCTCCATTCAAAGGGATATAAGCGTATGTGTCGTTATACTTGTCATACTGATACTTATAACCACTATCGACAACGGAATAAGAACTTGATGTTAGATTACTAGCGAAATCTACGATATTAGCTACAGTCACATCAGCTAATTCAGGAGAGATGAACGCTACACAGTCTCTGCGAACATCAGCAACATTATCTACGATATAGTTAGCTAATGCATGAGTTTTCGCTTTACCTTGAAGTACAAAAGAAATATCTACATCAGCAGGATCCTTATAAAGATCATAGCCCAATGCTAATTCGCCAATAGTAGCCGCAACTTCATCGTTACCGTCAGCACCACCAGTCATTATTTTACTTGATCTGACTAGCGTGAATCCTGTAGCACCAATATCAGCATCAGAAATTTTAATCCAATTAGACTTTTGCTCTAGAACAGTTCTAGCATAGTTAGAAGAGCCATCAGGCTTAACAGCCGAAGGATCTTCTGAGAGTCCTTCATAAATCTCTAGGACTGCTCCTGCTGTGCCTGTTAGTTTTCCGTCTGCATCCTTAACAACTAAGTGTATAGATCCTGCACCAGGAGCACTATCGAATAAATCAGCATCTCCCCACTGCACATCATAATTATTATCTTGAATATTACCTACGATACCTTTAAATCTTTCAGTGAAGTTAACCGTTATGCTCAGGTCAGTAAATGGTTTTAACTTAGAATCTGTGCTAGTCGTTGATGGTCTAGATGTAAGTAGAATATTCTTAGGCGATGCGTCTGTGTGAGCCTCAGCATCCGCAAGTGTTGCCGCTAATTTAAGAGCATCTGTAGTAGTTCCAGTAATAGAACCACCAGTAACGAAAGCTGAACCAGCTGAAGCTGTTACAGGAATTACAAAATATGTTCTGCCGTCTACTAGACCGCCAATTACACCGGCTGTTTCAGCACTATACTGAACTGCTTGACCCTTAGTAAAGCCATGACCCGCAAGATTGATTATGTTAGCATGAATTTTCTCAGCCGCATCAGATTGATCACCATCGATTACTATACCAGAATCACTCGTACCTGTAGGTGCCGCATCAGATTCGAAACTCTTAACTGTAGCATCTGTAGCAACAGTACCGCCTACTGTACTAGGAGCATTAGCTGATAAAGTCATTTCTTGTAACACATTGCTAGAACTATCTTTAAGAACAATCTTAGTGCCTTTCGTCAAAAGGTCTCTAGATACGCTACTGATCTCAGTAATGCTGGCTTGCTTTCTGCCCTCTAGTGAATCTGTGATAGCAATTTTACCCATAGCAAAATTACCACCACTTGGTCTTGTAGCATTAAATTTAACACCAGTATGACCACTACCACCTGTGTTGTCAACTAAGTCTGCTGAACAATATGATACTTCAATAGAGTTTCCTAGAAGACCTTTATACTTAGCTTTGAATTGTTCGTCTGATTCCGAGGCTTCTGCAAGACCTGCAGTGTCTACACGAGTTACATATAATGCATCGCTATATCCTAAGAAGTTTGCCGCGGTGTAGAATGTTTCTACATTAGACCATGTAGTTCCATAGGTCGCTCCGCTATAAATTTTAACTGGTGCACCAAATCGATCCACTAGTTGTTGCTCAGAAGAGATAAGTACTCTTTCTCCTACTGGCCCCCATCGAAATACGCCTGCGATTGCGCCTTCGGTTGTACCAACCGCTGGAACTGCATTCGTAAGGTCGACTTCGCTGACATTAATGCCTGGACTTGTTTGAAAAGCCATTGTTGATTTCTCCTTGTTTATTTTGTAAGTTATAAACTTCTATATTCTCTATATTTATAATAATAGTAATCTAGTGCAACCAGGAATCATCTCCGTCTGGCGCAACAACCACTTGTCTAGGCTCGTCAGATTCGTAACTATTAAATCCAATGGGTAATAAACTTTCCATTAGTTCTTCTTCGTTTCTTTGACGCAGTTTATCTACAGTATTTATATCTGTAATTTCTTTGAAAAAGCCCTGATCTGACATCCAGGCAAAGAGTACTAGACCCATTGCTAGATCATCGTGTTTTCCAGATTCAGCCTGATAACTATTACCTCTACGAGAGAATGTAGAAAGTTCATTAACTGTTTGAAAATCGTTTACAATCAGTTGGTCCTGCTCAATGAGCATCTTCAGCATATTACAGCCTATCGTCTTAACTGATTTTGTCGTTCTTATTCCTTTATCTGAGTTTTTTGAGAATCCTGTCGATATTCTTTTACCAGATCGACCCGCAGACTCAGTAAACATCAGAGTTTCACATTCATATTCATAGTGTAGCACTTCTGCTACTTGTTCACCTATATCATTTACTTCCACTAAAACATATGCATCATTGTAACTCTTTGTGCTTCTGTGTATTACTTGAGCATAGTCAATGGGCGTAATTGTATTGTCTTTATATACACAAACTTGTTTATACGGCATGGTTGTCACATCAATAATGTGAAATGCCGAGTAATCTAATCCTTTACCTCTTGAAACATCAACAACACAACAGTAAATGTGTCCTTTTTCGGGTTTCTCGTATACTTTCATGAGTGATGTTTCGTGTATAGGAGTCTTTGTTACTAAAGTCTTTAGCTTCGATCCTTCAATCAGTGTGCCCGATGATCCTAGAAATCCACACTCAAATTCTTGTGAGAACTTCTGTGTATCGCCTTCCATTGCGGCAAGTGTCTCTTTATGCCACGCTTTGTCTCGACCAGGTACTTTTTGCCAGGGAACCTCAACATATTCGAAACCATTAGTGTCTTCTTTTGCACCTTGGCAAGTCTTATAAAAGTGATTCAAACCGTTTGGTGTAGATGTGTACAACATCTTTGTGGTTTTACCAGAAGATATCGTTGGAAACACTGAAGCAAAGAACTCATCCCAGTTCTCTACGAAAGCAGTCTCATCAATATACAAGAACGAAATCGATTTACCACGAATCGCACTTGATGAAGTTGAGCCAGCAATAATCTTACATCCATTCTCAAATTCAACAGAACCCTTGTTCCATTCAATGACTCCTTGCTGTAACCACTTGGGCAATGCTTCATATGCAATCTTGATTCGATCTAGAATCTCACGAGCCGCATCACCTTTGTTAGCAAGTAAAGCACAAGTCTTATGCTCATTAAATAGAACATAGTGTAGAATCACAGCAACAGCGGTTGTCGTTTTACCTGCCTGTCTTGATGTTACAACTGTTACTCTACGATTGTTTGTTATCTTTTCAACAATCTCTTTCTGATAATCGTACAATGCGATAGGTATTAATCCTCTATCCACATGAACGATTTGAATATACTTTTCTGCGAAGTATGTTGGATTCTGAGCGCACTTGATGAATTCACCAACCATATCTGGAGTAAACTCGATAGGAGTACCCTTTCTCTTCAGATTGATGTTTCCATTATATCCACGATCTAACATATTACTCATCTTTTTCTTTCATGTCCTTTAACAACTGCTGTAGTTCATTTGTCGAGCCAACAAACAGATTGTTATTAGTGGTCAGACCTTTAGGTGCTGTCTCAATATTCTCTGACTCCACTTTAATCTTGTCAGTAGACATCTTAACAAGGTCTTTGTTTGCGTCAACAAGCGTCTTCATGATAGTCGATACGACTTCATATGCTCTCGGATGCTCTGATGCTTTTGCTACATCGAGCATTTGCTCTAACGCCTCTGTTCCAGATTCGATTACATTATAGAAGTTGCTTCTAGCATACTCATAATCTTTATCTATCTTGTCGTCAGTGGGAACTACTGTTCTTTCAATCACTTTCCCTTCAACTACATCATTCAGAGGCTCAAGTCCTAGACTTTTACCTATTTCATCATTCATAACATACCTTTATGTATTTTCAATATCTGTTATAATTGTCATTCCTTGCCAACTATCATTCTCGTTTATATCAGCAGGGACAGGGGTTGCTGTTGCTCCCGCAGGGGCATTAGTTGCTGGGTTTGCTGGTGCTGTAAATGTACCGCCTATTTTGTAAACTACTGAGGTAGTGCTAAGATATGTGTTCCAAGCTGTTTGATTTTCACTACTTGTACCGCTACCTAGATCATATATTCTATAGCTAGTACCCGTAGTTAATCCAGATAGTGCCTGAGGGACAGCAGGGGTTATATCTAGTTGCTCTCCACCCGCAGTTATTGGTGGAAGATCGGGATACAAATCAACATCAACAAACTTAATTTGCTTCTTAGGAGATGTTGGACCAAAGAAGAATGCTTTCATTGTAAAGTTAAGTGTCCAAATCAACGCTCTTCGTGTTTGAAAGTCTGCCTCATATGTGTCTTCTTGCGATACACCAGTCAACACAACTGGAATATCGACATAAGTGTTTAACTCGTCTATCATCTTAACGCTTACTGTGCAATCTGGCTTAAAGTATGGTAATATTTGCTCAAGAATTTTCATTCCATCTTCATTGTATTTTGTCATGATGTTTAGTTGAAATTCTATATCATACGGAGCAGGAGCAAACATCGTACTTACTCTTCCATCAGAAGTCGGTGACCCTTTAACCTGTGTCGTCAAACTGGTTAGTTTTCGCTCAGAACTGTAGTTCATACCAGTAATTTCAAATGACATTCTTGGTAAAGTAATTGCAGGAGCATTGAGATTCGGATCTTGTTCTAGTTTAGCAAGAATCTTCTGCATGGGTGCATAGTTAATAGGCACCTTCATCTTTTGAACTGAAGTTGATCCGCTCTTTCTTTCGATTTGAAGATTGTTAAACATCGTGCCGAATACGGCTACATATCTTCTCGTTGATTCGTTGTAAAAATGAGTACCGTACATTAGAGGTCTAAGTCTCCGAATGGATTAGTTTCAGTAAAGTCTATTAGATTATCAGCGAAAGTTCCCACTGTGGTGTTATCTGCTAATGCGTCATATGCTTCTACATTATCAATTCTAGAAGCAACTAATGTTATCGTTCCATACTCTGTGCCGTCATCAGTTCTGTAGTAATATTCGCCAGGGGCTACAGCATTAGTGCCCGTAGTAGTTGGAGTAAAGGTCGTTTTCGCACCAGAACCTCCCAATGTGCCTGCTGTAACTTGTCCTGCAACTAGAACATCTGTAGAAGGATCTGATGTCGTGTATATCTGTAATCTTTTAGCAGAGTTTGTCAAATCTGTCTGATCAAATACATATGTTCTGCCTATCTCAAGTTCTATAGAAAGATTTTTAACATGACTTGCAAATGGAAGTTTAGTAGTATCCATCAATAAGAATCCATTGTCGTACTTGACTCCGTATGTCACAGAATCAGATGGAACAAATAGATCAACTTTATCAAATGCTTCATCAATGAACTTTTGACCCGTAGTAAATCTTTCTCCGCTGAACTCAAAGAGTTCTGCTCTGAGATCATACATTTGAATGGAGCCCATTTGATAGAAGATTGACTCGTGTTCCACATGCTGGATTTCAAATATCTTATTATTCAATGGAAGATAAATTAAATCGCCTTCTCTAGGCCTAGTGTTAGACTCGTTTGTTCCAATTTCAGATTCATATGTTCTTTTAGCTATTGTCATGGTAATGGAGTCACGAATTTCAAGACCAAATTTAGATAAGAAGTCGCCTTCTCCTTCGAAGCCATCAACACTTTTCACATACATTTCTGCCATATATGCATCATTAAATGTCGATAAGTCGTCTTCGTTCAATATATCATCTCTAATGACTCTAACTCCATTCTGTAGTGTAGATAGTGTTCTAGGAATATACCACACATCCATGCCGTAGACTTTTATCGACTCAATAACCAAGTCTTCGATGAGAGTCTGCTCCATCGAGTTCTCGAAGTTTTCAAAATAATAGTTTTTAGCCACTTTTTTATCCTATCATATCGACAGACGGTAGAGAATAGCTATTAGACATTTCTTCTTCTAGCCTCTGTATCTCTTCTCGTGCATCGCTTAAAATTTGTTCTCCATTGAACTGAACACCACCAGGCAATGTCATGCCGTTGAACTTAGTGAGATTTGATCCCCACTGATATTTAATTTTTGCTGTTGCATAGTTTTGCAAGAAACGATCTTTCCACACATCTGCGTATGTGTTAGGATCTACAACCTGATATGCTTCTATCACAATGTAGTGTCCTACTGTTAGATTGCTCCAGTCCATATCTAGATTGATTCGATCTAAATGACGATTATATCTTAGAGGCACTGCGCCAACAAGTAATTCTTCTATGAGTTGCATATGTTGCATCGACATCTGAAAGTTTAAAAGAGGTCCCATGTTAATATCATGTAGATTATGTAGTACATACTGATATTTTGCATTGAAAATACCACTACCCAAAGATACATTAGACTCTGGAGAAAATACATTGATTGCACCGATGATGTTTTCTGGTACAGAAATATACTCAAGTTCGAATGTGCCTTGATGAATAGCAGTAATCGATGTAGCAGATCCACTAGCTGTACTACCAACTTTAGTCATAAATGTATCGCTAGTAACATATTTACCCACATTAAATTGTCCACTAGTAGGCTTTTTAAAGAATAATCTTTTCTTACCGGCAGTGTTGTCCACAGCAATGACAGTTGCAGATGCTGTTCCGTCTGTAGCACCTGAGTCGCCATTTTCTACTTCTTTAATCACATCTCCAACTTTAAAATGTGGAGTACTGTCGGGATCAAGTTCAATACCATCTGCGACAGTAACGCTAGAATTTGTTACTTGATGCTTAACATATGTCTTTTCAACACCATCAAAATGATAATCTGCATAGTATGACAGTGCCTCGTCAACACGATCATCTACTTGATCTTGATCGACATTGATTTCAATAACTGGTTTACCCAGCTTTCTCAAACAATATTCTTTAAATTCTGCTTTAGTTGTAGGCTGTGCCATGTTTATATCCTAAAATTTGTTGGTAATTATAGTATTTATACACTATAAAGTTAAGCTAAGTTCTCTACTGTTCCATAAATTTTTCGTAGTCTTATTGTATGATATTGTCCTATCTTATCATTATACAGTCTAGACTGCACAAGTATGTCAGTCTTTGTGGTTGTTTCTGGTAATATTATATCGAAATTTTGTGAGAAATTGAGGTCGCCATTAACTGCGTAGGGTCCTGTATGATACAGATCAAGCTGATAAACTTTAGACTCGTTTACTATCTCATAGAACTGTCCAGCAGAAGTAAACCTTTCAGCACTAAAATATACTGTGTCTCCTTGATTGAAATCGAAACCAGGTGTGTCCACAAAGCCTGTATTATATTTAATCTCAGTTTCATCCAGATAAGAGTTATAGAAAAAAGTTTCTATGTCCATGTCATTGAAGCCGGCTGATGTAGATGCTATCTTACCAAAATAGGTAAGCTTGTCAGTGACATTACCCGCTATTCGCAGTTTTCTTGCTATTGTCGAGCCAAGTTCTGTCAAATCGACTGCTGTCGTACTGAACAACACAGTACCCACAGCAATTGCATCAGCACCTTTAGACTTAGCAACTAATCTGTACTGTATATCAAACTCTGCATCAGAGGCAACCCCGCCGGCTGATACATACCAATCATAATTGATATTAACTCTTTGTCTTTTTGTTGTTCCTGAATATGGTGCGGGTATACCTAAAGGATTAGAGTTAGCATAATCACTACCGAAGTGGGTGGTATAACTACCAACATCCTCGGCAAAATTTTGTGTCTGACCACTTGTAGGATTTAAGGTACCCTGATAATCACTTCTTCGTATACTAAATCTTTTTACGAATGGATATGTCTCGGTCTTTACACTATTAATCAAAGTTGTAAGACTTCCACCATCTTTCCACTTTTGAGAAGACCCGTCATAGTACAGATATGCACCATTTTCTGGATTCGTTATATCCGTATTTGATAGCGAATCTAATGTCAGATTAGACGGATCTACTTGAAAGTTATCTACTACTAAGTTTCCGTCTATATCCAATTTTGCGTCTAATGACTGTGCTTGACTAACCTGTGCCACAAGATTTTGATTAGTAGATACTGATCCGCTAATCTCTTCATCACTCATTACTTGGTTATCCCTGCTGTAACGGTCACTGTCCCTTGCACGACACGAGTGACAACATTCGGTGTGCTATTGTCAGCTATTTCTACATCATATAGATATCTACCTGCTTCTATATTTGCTGTTCCTACTTGTGCTGGCTGTGCTTGAACAAAACCAGCTTGACCTCTAGTGCCAGATTCTGCTGTTGCAACTTTAGCCCCACTGCTCAAAGTTAGAACAATTTGTCCCAAGTTATCGTTATGTGTACATATAAAAGATGCACTTGCGGTTGATTGACTAGGGTTCTTTCTCATTTGTGCATGAATAAGATGATGTGTAAGGTTATATGCCTGCCCATCTGCCGCTTTTAGATCAATAGTAGCAGTAAAATCTGCACCTTGATCGACTGTTAAATTTGCTTTAATTGCCATGTAATTTCTCCAATAGATACTACAGTTATTTATAAATAACAGAATAACCCTATAAGAACTAATTGGAAGAACTATGTCAAGAACAAAGTATATAAAATTTGGTGCTAGAGCAGACAAAAACTTATCAGATTTACCTAATCCTACTCTAGCACTAGATAATATATTAGATAATATATCTGTGCAGGTAGACAGTGACGGTAATCCTTTAAGGTTCACATCTGCCGATCTTCTTCCTTTAGTAGGCATCGCTCAGGGTCCTTTAGCAGATAGAGTCGATGCAAACGGAAACTCGACAGAGTTTACCCAACTAGCAAACACTACAGTAGAGGGCACGCTAGTAGGTTCTGATAATACATCTGTAATCATTGAGCCCAGAGTAACAATTCAAGACCATATAAACAACTTTAAAGTGTCGCTAGGTGATCCGCCATGGATAAATGGCGGCATAGGACCTAGCGCAACTATAGCGTCAGTGGAAAGACTTAACGGTAATACGATAAACTATCCAGAATCTTTGATTAATGCAACTCAGTCTCGCCAAGGAAACGAATACAGGGTTCTTGCTGGCGATGCGACCATGACATTTGATAATTTGCAACTCGTATGTGATTCCCTGTATGGCGATACCACTAGCACTACTAGAATTACTTCACCTGTAGGCAATGGCGTATTAGAAACAACAACTATAACTAATGGTTTGCCGTGTGTCATCACATCATCTGGATCTTTTGACTTCACAACAGTAGGAGCAAGCACAGCTAATCCTCCTGTGGGAACAAGATTTTTACCAACATCGAGCGGCACTGCAACGGGCGGATCTAAGGTAATATCGAGTAAAGCACTAGGCTCTCTTGTGCAGAATAAGATGTATACTATCACTAGAGTGGGTAGTGTGTCTGCAAACGCCTCTGAGTGGACAGCGATAGGAGTGACTGGTATACCGTATGTGGGTCAGCAGTTTATTTGTAGTAAAGCGCCCGCAGATCAGACAACAGTTGCAGATGCTTTCGCATTAGAGCATTGGTCTATAGGAGATCGTTTAACACATACTGTTGCAGAAAACTTCTCGGCGAACATTGGAGGAATACCCGTAAAAATCAATCTGAAAAACCAGACATTGCCTTCGGGTGAGGGATCGACTACATTAGATCCAAATTCAGCAGATTTACCGGTAAGTCAATTCTACACTAAGAAAGTTGATACTGCCAATCTATCGGACCTAATCACAAATGCAGACTTCTGGAGCGATGGTAAGTTAAAACTAACTGGTCCACTTCATCCAGACTTTAGTGATGTGACTGGTGGAGCAGTTTGGGAAGGATATCAAAGCGGATTCTTTTCCCCAAAGTTTTTCACAAATGCTTTTTTTGCGATAGAAGAAGATGTCAACGAAGATGATAATTGGACACTCATCAAAGGCATAAATGCATTCGAATTTGAAACATTGAGAGAGGTTTCGTGGTCGACTGTGAATAATGTTACGAGACTTACTCTTCATGAGGCAAACGACTGGAAAAGAATATGTGTAAATCATGCCTGTTCTATCAATGGAGTTGAGACTCTTGTCGCTAAAGTATATCAAGAATTTGATACTGCTCACGGTAAATATAGGTATTACGCAGACTTAGATCAAGACACAGGATCTACTGGATATGACTATATGTCTTTTTCATATGACCGATCAGAGCATGATCTGCATACAGGCAACACAGTAATCTTTACTCCGCCAGCAGAAGGTAAAAGAAGAAGAGTTAGATATAGTGCTTGGTGGTACACGCCAAACGATAACGACCAAGCGCAATACTTAAATGAGAAATTGTTTGAACATGACAACATCAGTGGATCACCTTTATCGTATGCATACTTCTATCCTGATAATGGAGAAACTGAAACTTTTGGAAGATATACTTTTCCATATTTTGTTGACAATCATGCAAAAGTTACGAAACAAGAGACTAACTCAAAGCTAACTGTTGATAATACTATATCCTTGCTACTTTATAGCGCAAAACAGGCAGCGGCTGATGTGTTTAACCACTCATCTGGAGCGGCGACAATATCGATACATCACTTTAAGCACACCAACTCTACAGGAAAACTAGAAGTTGACACAGAGGTAGGTACTGGATCTCCATTCTCGACATCATCAGTGGGCGATGTCATAACAATCTTGCCTTCGTATGTCGATACTGATGATACTACTAGAGAGTGGACAAATGCTTCAAATAAACTCTGGTCTTTTCAAATACTTGATTTGGTTAGTTCTAATAAAGCGTTCGTGTCTCAAGTCTTAGGCTCAGGAGCAGGTGTTGCGGCTACAACAACTCTGAGATTCATCTCTTCAAAAAACGAAGGATTAGTTGGAGTATACAAAGCAAAAAGACTAAGCGACACATCTATAGAAATTAGACTCGTTGATGGAGTAGCTGGATCTTTTCAAAGGAGCGTATTGGATATAGTAGAAGGCGACTTACTATATTATGGAGAAGTTCCAAAGTCTACGGCCACGGGATCGCTTTCTGTATCTGATAAGCCATATTTGATAGAAAAGGTTGTAGAGTCTGGTGGAGTAGCTACTTTGACAGTAGCGGATCATCCATCTCTGGCCACTGATGTTTTGGCCACGCTAAATTTTGGAGTTGCACACATATACTCAAGCAGAGGGCTGAACGATGTAACAGGCGTTTACGAGTGTGGTGGAGTATTTGGAGTAGAAGTAGCGAGCAACAACACTCTCAGCGATGGAAATTCTAACAGCGAAATAACACTAACAGCTACAAACTATAGTAGAATCGCTGTTAATGATAGAGTGTACTTTGAGTCTTCAATACCACAGGCGACTCAGCCTGGTTTAGTAGGCGAAGCTACGCTAGTAGCATCAACACCCGGATCTAATAAAATAACTCTAAAGAATGAGAGTGGAGCAACAGTCAATATTACAGCCGATGTTAATGCGGGAGCGACTATTATTATCGTTCCTCATACAAACTATTCCAGTTCAGTTACCGAACTGAGAAAGAATAGAGAGTATTGTGTTATTCCTTTGAATACTGCTCCACCTTTTGGTAGCTATGCTGAAGGCTTGCAGACGACAGATAGTTTTCCAAACTTAGAAGTCAAAGAGTTAGCGTTTAAAGAATTTTCATATGGTACGAGTAGGGATATAACATTCACCAGTGCCGCTTTATCAGGTGGTTATTTGTATAATTATCCCGCTTCATTAAATCTTTCAACTAGTCCTACCGAGCTTCAGGTAGGTGACTTTATTAAAGCTGAAGGCACTGATACAAATGGTGTGCTTAGTCAGTTTTCTAATGGAATTATATACAGAATAGGCAGTTTAGGCATAGGCAACAATGCATTGTTGCAATATTGGAATACAAATCAGTGGTCTAATGTGAGTGGTACTGGCACTTTGGATGGTATAACATTCACACGATTGGGCTCTGCACTATCATTAGAAGATATTAAATTTGCTGAGACAACTGGTCAGTCTGCAAATAGAGGTAGTGAGACATCTAACCAAGCGCAGGAACCAGATGGTTATATTGAAATCTGTTATACTCCTTCAGGCGGTTCAGAAGAAACTTATAGAGTGCTTGCGAATAGTAGAGGCAATAAACCAGCCTAGACCTTTTTAGTAAGCATAAAGAATTGTTCGCCATTTACAGTTATAGGAATTTTATGCGTAAATGCCGCAATAGTTAGTTGTTCTGAGGCATTACCGTCGATATGTGTCACAGCATCAACTACAGATGATCCGCTTTTTTTGATCAGTTTGGGCCTTAGACCTCTTTCGCTTGTACTAGATCCACCACCATCTGGAGAAAAAACTAACTTAGTTATTTGAGACTTAGCTGAAGTTGTTTTTAATCCAGTTTTAGAAGCATCGAAGGTTATTGTTGCTTCTTCCCAAGGATTATCAGATCCAGAGAATGCTCTAATTTCGCCACCAGTAGCTGTATTGTAGATGAATAGTCCTGGAGCGGCGGCACTATTATTATATATGGCAGTCTGCGAATCGTTTGTGATTCTAATATTGCCCTTAAATCTAAGCCTATCTTCAAAGAACGATGCCCTGTCTGTAAGTATTGTCCTAGTCTTTTTGGCCTCTAGTCTGCCAACTGCTCCAGCGATATAGCTAATTTGGTCGTATGTTCCAAAGTTGTCGTAAATGCCCACCTGCCCACCGGCTTCACCTACAGAGCCTCCACCATCATCTCCAGCATCGTCAGCGTCTGAGACTCCTACCTCTTCAGTTTCGCTCACAGTATCGTCTGTGACAAGTCTGGGAGTACTCATATTGACTAGATTAGTAATAGTTATAGTATCTTGTCTCGTGAGCGTTAAATTGCTTATCTGCGATGCATTTAATCCTGAAAATGGAGCAGAGTATTCTCCTGCATTATACGGTGATGTTGCACTGGCAGCGACTACCAAGCGGAACTCGTCTACTCCATTACTGTCTACTACTATGTAAGGATAAAGATCAGTTCCGTCATTGAATGATATTTTAGTCCCGTTAGAGAATGCTCTTTTATTATTAATTAGATCAGTCTTAACTGTTTTAAAATTAGAATCTGTAGTATCGTCAAATATACTAAAGTCTGCTCGACTTATAGTGGTGTCGTTTATAAGCTTAGACTTAAATGCGTTATTTCCATCAAACAAGAGTATATCTTGGCTGATATTCACGCCACCTAAATTATCTAATATGCTTCTATCAGATGAAGTTGTTATACTTTCTGATAGATTATTATTTCTTACAAACCCCTGTGACATTTTTCTTTCCTATTACGAGTCTAAAAGTATTGACCAACCAGCATTCTGTCTCAAGTAGTCCAGTTTAGCTTGGGTTGAATTGTCGCCTGATGTTCCGTCAAACTTAGAAGATTCTCTTAGTCTATCTGGACCACTTTGCCCCTTTAAGTTAATAGTGACTCCACCTCTATTGTTTGCGTTGTAGTTAGCTATGAGATCGATTAGAAGAGTTCTCAAGCAAGAAGCTTCTAATAAATTATTTCTAAAGTCTACATTTTTCATCGATACTGCTGTAGCTAAGTTTCCTTCAGTGTATGTCGTCATTAAATTGTTATAGCCTTTAATCTGTTCAACCTTGACAGCAGTTGAAAAGTCTGGTATTGATCCAGTGAACTTATTATTGTATGCAGTCCATCTTTCTAATTTAGGAGCATCAAGCGGAGGACATTGTCCTGTAAAGTTGTTCCAATATATGTACATATATTTGAGATTAGTCATCTGCTGGTTGAATATTGGAAATGCTCCATTAAGACCTAAAGCCCTTACCGAAGCATGAACTGAGTAAGGAACAACTTCACCTGGCACAGGCGATGTTTGATCACCTTGTCCTGTGGAGATAGCTGTTGTAATAGTCGCATTATTATATTCTATCTTTTGTCCTAAGTACGGTGCTGAATTACCGCCTACTGTAATAGCGTTCCAGTCTGTGTTACCTAGCTTCATTATCCTATACACTCTACTTCTTAGATATGTATTTGGATTTCCAGCCGCTATAGGTATGTGTCGCTTTGTGAATGCGTCACCGCCACTTGGGTTAGTTCCTGTCGCATTGCCATATATGTCGCCATTTATAATCTTGTTCTCTGCATCGGTCTGTCCTGCAATCCAACCTATAGCTTTATAATCATTAGTCGTAAGTTTATCTTTATTGCTACCGCCGAAGCCGCTAGCATCAACACCATCATTGCTAAGTTGCGTATTAGAGATATAATATATCTGCTTCGCTTGAGCCTGATAAGTTCTCATCCAAGCGGCATTGTATCCTAAGTGTAAGTATTTAAGTTGTTTGAAGCTATTGAATACATTAGGAAAAGTGCCTCTAAGATTACAACTATAAAAATACAAGACTTGCATTCTGTCGTTTACTGGCCATACAAAGTTAGCAGAAGGTGTGCCCTCTTCATTATTTCCTTCTGCTACAAATGTCCCTGATCCATATCTATTATTAGCGACCCTAAATCCATAGAAATTAGGATTTGCATTCGCTAAAGCTTTACCGTTATTAACGCTTGTTGCTCCGCCAATACCACTGGTGCCAAATGTGTCGGTCGTAAACTGATTAAGCTGGTCTCCACCAACAGTGAAATTATTGATTTTATCACTACCGCTAAACATATCGTCTGTGATTCTGCCGTTAGGTCCTCCTCGACCCCAAACTAACATATTCACATATTGCAAGTTAGGCAAATTCTTGAATGTTCCAGCAGTTTCAAAGTTTCCGGTGCTTCCTATTAATTGATACATTAGTATATGCGTAAGGCTTGTACATCCTGTAAACTTACCATTAATTGTCGTCTCAGCAGGTTCGTATCGACTGTCGATTGTGCCTTGCCAATGATAGTAGCGATATAAACTCGTGTTGTCGCTAATGTCTACGACATTATGAGGATTATATCTACTATAGAAATATCTCCAGTTGACAGTTCCTTCAAATTTCGGAATTGCCATGTCTGCCGAAGATTTAGTTTTAGCCGCAGCCGCAGTTATTGTTCCATCTATACTAGCAGTATCCGAATAGTGCGGCGTTTCTGAATTTGATATCATAGGAGTAGAGTCAGCATACCAATAGTAAAGCTGTCTAGAGTTATATGAACCAGGAGAAAGTCTACTATAAGACTGATTATATATTCTATAAGTTGTTATACCTTTCGTTGTGCTGGCCATGTAAGCTTTATCGGTAGATGTGTCCCACTGAGTCAAAGAGTGTAGCTTACCGTGTCCATCTCCACCTTCGCCACTCATAAGTTTTCTACCACCAGTTGATGATGTAGTTGTTGCATTTGTAGATGTATCATACAACTCTATGACATTATCATTAATTCTACGAACATAATATGTCGTGTTAGCAGACAATGAACTTATAGGTTGAGCCATAGTTCCTGTACTATCAGCATGATAGTCGTATTTTACTGGAGTACCATTAGTGGTAAAACCATGTCCCTGAATATACATTTGATTAGATGATGCAGATGACGCCCATGATGTGTCAGTCTCGACTGAAAAGAAAACTTTCTTTTTAGGATTATATGTCGCAGGACTAACTGTTGCAGTCTGAGGGCGTTGCAATTCTCTAGTATAGCTTGAACTGACATCTAAATATATAAGATTTTCATAATCTTCAAGGTCTATGTTACTGTTATCTGAAAAGCAACCATTCGCAATCAGATATTTCAAAGTAAGTGGCAATCTATTACATTGCTGTGACGAGTTACCTGTGTTTTCACGACCTGTTACGCCTAGTAGAGCATCGTTACCTCTTCCTAAGTTGTTTCCTGTAATATATAATCTTTCTAGTTTGGGCGCTAGACCTGCTCCACCGTCAAACCCCTGTTTAGCGGCTGTGCCGTCTGATCTAAATTCAGGAATAACTGAAAAGTCGTTAAAACCTATGTCCAGCCAATTTAGATTAGGCAGAGATACATTTGTCCACTTAGCTATATTAGCTTCACGCATTTCAAGTCTAAGAATATTTGCAGGAGGATAGAAGAACTCAATTTTTCTTCTAGAATATCCAGAAGGAGCTATCGAATATGATACAGGACTGGATAGAGTTCCTGTTCCTAGACTTGCTGTATTATTTGATCCGTCTCCAGAGTTATATGATCCTGCAGGCGAAGTTAGATTTGTGATTCTCCAAGTAATAGGAATAGTGCCTTCTGCATCAGTTATAGGAGTTACTGCGGCCTTGAATAGTATTTCTTCAAATATGCCTTCCCACTCTAATGGTATACCCTTCATCATATATAATGACTCTTCTCCAGTTTCGCCTGGCATATCCATTTTTAATACATGAGTAGCCACTTCTGCTCTGAAGGTTTTTGGTATAGGGGCAGTTGTAGTAGATAACTTAGTGAAAGCAAGCCTATCTCCCACTATCTTGATATCTCCGCCATATAAAATGTAGCTGTCTGGCGTAGGATTACCAACTGGCGACCAAGATGACAATCTAGAAGTGGATATATCGGCCGAGCTTTCTACCCAATTACCGTTGACTGGAGTTTCGCTAAATTTTAAATAGTTATACTTGAGCGCACCGCCAACAAGTTTATTAGTGTTTAGTCTAAGATTAAATTTAAGAGGAGTTGTGATATCATTAATTCCCAAAAAGGCCACTTCAGTAGCATCGGCAGCACTCGATAAAGACTCTAACTCCTTTTTCTGGTCACTAGTCAGATTAGCCATATTATGAAAATCATTAATGCCTACGCCAACCCCAGCACTAGTGAGTCCTGAGATTAGATCGAAATCTGCTCTATTTAATCCTAAATTCTTTAAAGCTTCTCTTGAATCATCGATATCATTCAGAGCCTTAGCGACATTTAGACCTCTATAAATCGGCATTATTGTTCCTTAATAGTTAAAGCAAGTTCTATTGTACCTGCGGCAGTACTGGAATCCAGTTCTGTTGCTGTAAAGTATAGTGCAGTATTATTTAATAATCCTGGAGACAAAGCTTTTCTGTCTTGAGCAAATATGTTATCCAAGTCTATCTTAGCTGGATCATTAGCCTCTACATAGAAAGAATATATAGTATTTCCTGATCTAAGAGGCTGTAAGCAACTTTTATCGATTCTTATTCCAGAGGATCTATCGTCTTCATTGAAAGAGCATGGAGTGAGTGTAGAATTAGATGTCGCTTGTCCACCGTGTCCTGGTAGTGTTCTATCGGCCACAGGAATAACATTATCTATCGTTATAGCACTATTGTAATTACTATCATCTGTCTTAAATGTCGGTGTGTGTACTATGGTTGTTCCGTCTTCAAAAATTTCTTCTATAACAATATTATTTATTCTAGCTTGATCCTGTAATGAAAAAACTGGATACAAAGGCTGATCATTAAATGCCATAGCTTGAGATACACTAAACTCGTGACTTGGAAACAGAGGTTCTCCATTATCGTTAAATGATTGTGCTTGCCAGTCGTCAAATAGCGTCACTACTTTAGTTTGAATAGTCTTCACATCTCCATCGGCACTACTGGTACTTGCTCCAAGATTTGTTATATTTGCGTCAACATAAACATATCTGTTGCCTGTGGCAGGAGTAATTACTGGACTCTTAAAGAAGAATCCTGAGCCTACGAACTGTGAACCGATTTCTGATATTCCTGTTGTAGGATCAGGTTCACCGCTCGATAATTGACCCGTAAACTTTATATGTGTATTGCTAGGAACATTAGACGAGGTAAAAATTAGCCTTTTAAATGTAGAGTATTGGCTTCCATCAGCATCAATGTAGTTTCCTAATGCGGCAAGTGCTGTAAATTCTTGAACTTCAACCTTTCCTTGAATGGTTGAAATGAATCCAGACTGCGTAGGATCTCCTACAGGAATAGAATTTCTAGGATCAACTTCAAATATACCTCTACCATAAGCTCCATGCCACTCATATACTTCAGCTTGCTCTCTTTCGAGAAATCTAACTCTGTCGTGAGAATACTCTAAAACGGGAAACTCTTCTTTATCAAACTCTTTGAAGTTACCAGCAGAGACTTCGAAGTGTAGTCTATCAAATGTATCTACTCCGTCGGGCTCAACTGGTTTATGAGGAGTAATTGTTACTCCGAACTCTGCAAAATGTTTACTGCCATAATCTCCATCTTTCTTATCTGGATTTAACCAATGAATTTTAAATCTATTCGCTGTAATAGGAGTATCAGAGCCTACGACTGTGTGCTTGTTAACAAGTTTGCCGGAAAACGGTACACTTCTATCTAACACAGATTCGTCAACCTTAAGAGAATCTCTAACAGGTATGTTCGAAAGTAATCTAAAATCATTTCCAGGCATATTTCTTCTAATTACTGGAGAGGATTTAGCACTTGCGACAGATGTGTCTACATATGTATTATAAACTCCATCAGCTATAATTTTAGCATACTTGTCTTCTGTGTTCAACTTATAAACAAGTTCAGCAGTAACTGCATTAGCTTCTGCTATGGAAGTAGCAGTAAATGCATCCGCTAATTGTAGTACAGTATTAGAGGTAATCTTAGAGACTTTATGCTCCGTCGTTGTGTCTGTACCTATTAATAATATATCTCCTACTTGAACATCAGTCTGAAATTGTGTGTTTGTCCCATTCAGTGTAGTTTCATTGTTATCTATGTATACAGTACCAGTTATATTGGGAGTAGCGGGCTGTATAATCTGTATAGATGTGTCTCCGCCTGCATACTGAAAAGTCAAATCTCTTGTTCTTGGATTTCTTCCATTCATGTGTATAGATGGAGCATAGTGATAGTGTACTCCATCTCTAGAACCTTTTATCTCTACTAGATCAATCCGACAATCCTTTGTCGTAGTTACTGACAGTGTAGAAGGATATGACTTTTTAGTATTTACAACAGAAATGCCGTCGCTATTTAAAATTTTATCTTTAGGAAGTAGTCCTAACAGAGGAGTATTTTTTGTATGCGCCTTAGGAATAGACGATGTTGTAGACAGGCTCTGAGTACCTTCATCTCCGCCATCAATGTAGTAACTACTGCCATATTTGAATAATGATATGGGACTTCTTAGCGTTGCTGTGTTTGTAGAGTATATACAGTATTTAAACTTAAAGTCTGGATTCTGTAATATGGGCTGCCCCAATCCGTTTTCTATAACGAGAGTGTGCATGAGAGCCCATCTAGCGTCTCCGTTTCCAGAAGGTATGTAAGCATAGAATTTAGCACCGATAGCACCATACCAAGAAAACTCGATCTTGTACATTGTAACATCTTCGAATGAAAGTATGTAGCCAGAATCTCCTACACCAAGTAAGGCATCTCCATTCCACTTTGATCTTGGAATAATAGTCTCGTATAATTTTGTAGTGTTGCCTATTCCCCTGACATACTTGGGCTCTGAAGATTGATCGTCAGCAGTTAGTCCCTGTCTAGTCAACAAATCTAAGGGCAGAGGTATTGTGCTTCGTCTAACTATATTAAACTGTGATCCTTTCAACTGAAATAGATACTGATCTGTATCGTTAGCACATCCTAATTCGCAAACAGTAGCGGAAGAAATAGGATCATTCGTCATTCTAGAGCCGAATGTGAATCCACTAGCACGACCAGGTTGATATCTAAACGCTCTCTTACTTTCTAATTGTGCTACCTGAAAGGTATTACTATTGCCTCCAGGTAAACACTCATTTGTTGCAAATGAGACAATTTTATTATATCTACTATCTTCTTTAAATTTTCCGTGAACATTATTTTCAGGATAAAATGCTGTTCCATCTTTGATCATTTCAAAGAAGAATGTCCATCTTTCTATATCGTCAAATGAGTCTTGAATATCATCTTTGCCATAATCGACATCGAAAAAGCCGTTGTTGCCATCGAAAGTAACATATGAGCCTAAATCTAACAGGGTAAGACCAGTGCCACTAAGAATAGTCGCAGGCTTAGAACTATCAATCACATTCGCACTTGTTGGCTCTAAGAAATTCTTTTTAGCAAACTCTGTGAATCCTCTGGAATCGAATAGTGTATATAGCCATCTTCCCAAAGCAATGAAGTTCATATATTTCTCAAAACCAGCAGTAGGAGTAGTCGATAGTTGCGATCTAGGACCACTAGGATAGGAATACTGTGAAGGAAATGCTCTTAGATAAAGAGCCTGCTCTGTAGAGCCTTCTCTAAACTCAGGATTAGTTCTTCTGCCGTGAATAGGGTGTCTCTTTTGATACCACTGATATGGCACTGTAGCATTACTAAAGGTGTACTGTGACCAGGCGTCCTCGTCTAAGCCATAAGTAGCGACATCAGAAAATAGAGAGAGTTGTTCTTCTGCTCTGGGAATACCTAAAAGGGAAGAACTAACCTGAGATGTTTCTGGAAAAGCCTCTACTATAGGAATAGAGCCGCCGTCTGTAGGCGTATTGTTTGCAAATACCGATAGCGCATTGGCGCTATTCGCAAACTGCGAGATAACGGCATCTTCTTCTGTTACAAGCGGATTACCTGCCGCATCAAAAAGCTTCGTGCCCTCGATGTCTACAAGTTGCGTGTACGCTTTCCCGACTGGAGATGGTACTTTGTCCAGTCCAATCTTTATCTGCTTTGCCATAAACTACTGCTCTTCCCATGTTACACCTAAGCTTATAGGATCTTCATCCGCAACAACGGCGGCTGTATCCGAATCTACTGCAAAATATAAACTATCAGCTATATCTGTTAGAGGAAATGATAGATATTCTTTATTATAATCGAAGTAAGTTCCCAGATCAAATTGCTCTGTTCCCTTTCTCAAATATAGTGTAGCCACATTAGTTCCAGTATCTGGAATAGGAACGACTGGATCAGTTGCGATGTTCAAAGAACTTAATCCTTCAATAGTAGTCGAACTCTTAGTTACTGCTGTTGTTGGTTCACCAGTTTTTAAGAATCTCAAATCAGGTAAGAAGTCTTCACTAATAGTAAGAGTTACTGTACCCTCAAAAGTTTCTAACATTTCAAAGTAGTATTTATCTCCTTCTTTAGAGAGTTCTCCAAAGGCTGTAATACCTTGTGCCGCAATTCTGCCTCTAAACCAACCATAAATCTTCTCGCCATTTTGTAGATATGGATGAGTAGCATTGTCTGTAAACGGCAACTCTGTGTTAGTGTTGTCGATTGTATATTCGCTAGTCAGTCTAAATTCACTACCTGTAGTGTTAGGAGTAACCTGAGTTTGGAATATAGGAGTTTTCTTAAATCTCAATCTAACAGTATCGGTGGCTGACGATGAGTTATTAGTCGAAAGTTTAGTAGGATAAACCTGTACTCTGTTTCTTACAGCATTGCCTTCTCGTGTACTTAGAATAACTTTCTTTGTCTCTAGTCCATAAACTGTTGCCGCTCTATCGGGCATAATCTTAATGTTTGCTACAGCGTTATCACTTAATCCCTTGTTTAAGAATAGTCTGCCTGTAGTAGGTTCAGCCCAAACAACTCTAACATTCTGATCTAGATCACTATTCGTCTTGATTGAAGCTCCGATAAAGAATCTAGCATCAGTATGAGTAATACTACCACCAGAAGGAGTGTGTGCGGCGTTATGTATCAAACTAGGTACAGTTAAACCGCCTAATGTTTGATTAGTTTCATATGCACCAGTTTTACCATCTACAGCAGATCCTGTTATACTGAACTTCTTACCTAAAGCACCCATTTGCGTTGCATTGTTATAGCTGTATAGACGGACAGTACCTCTATCTCCACCATCGATATAGTATGAAGCACCATACTTAACAATGTTGTGCGATATTGTTCCGTAGCCTTGATCTGTTTGTGCCGAAGTGGCATCTTCTCCATCACCACCACAATACAGACTACCACCACCGTAAGTTGTGTAAGTAATTGGCAGTGTTGCGTTACCAAGAGATGCAATCTTCAACTGATTCGATGCTCTTAGGTGATGCACTCGTACCCATCGTGCTTCACCGTTACTTACTGGAACATATGCCAAGAACAATGCGCCAACAGCACCATACCACGAGAACTCAATTTTAAGCATCGTTACTTTAGTGAAGTCAAAATCGTAAACACTATCAGTACTTTCTTGAACCCCAGAAGCATTGGTAAAGTTTTCGCCAGGTCTCACAGTACCAGCCGAGCCAGTCGCTACATCACTGTAAACTCTGTTTCTGATACCCTTTCCGGTTTCTGCGGAAACAGTATCTTCTGGATATTGATATGCTGTCGTGCCTGTCGCTTTGCGGCCGTCTAATGTATCATGGCTAAATCTTGAACGAGGTACACGATACTCGTAAACTCCGTAGTATTCAGGTTTAACATTATTCTTAATCCAATTCACATACTCTGGATAGAAGTTTACATTATCGATATGAGATCGTATTGTATCAACATTTGTTCCGACTGTTGGAGCTAATGCGGTGTTGATGAATCCGATTGTGTTATTGTCGTCAATACCAGAACTCAACAAATTATCGTCTGCCGAGTACATATAAGGAAATACAGGTCCCTTAGGCACTGAACCCATATTTGAAACTGTAGTAGACTTAAATATTCTTTGACCGGTTATAGTGCCATCCCCTAAGGTGGCGGCAAAGTCTGTAGTCGCCTTGCTGGTCATAATCTCAGAAGTAAACGCTGTATTATTGATCGCAGGCAAGTTGTAGTCGTTAGGGAACATAAACGGTACAACAGTCTCTATGAAGAATGATCCTACACTAGGAGCAACGGCTGAAACTACAGTTGTTCCCGATGAAATAGACTCTCGTGTACCTGCTTGGGCGGCAGTCACCGATACCACAGTGTTGTCTGTTATTTTAGTTAAAACAAACTCTGTTGCTTTGGGATTAAGTATTCTAGCTACTCTACATACTGCTCCATTTGCAACTGAGTCCACTGAAGCAGGGCTTGAGTTGCTCCAACTAAGCTTGATGTGCTGACCATAAGTCACACTGCCTGAACTTAATCTGAATGTAGCGGCATCAGTTGCTGGTGTAGCACCAGGTATAACACTAACTTTAATCTTTTTAGATTCTTTTAGTAGGGATGGATCATAGACAGCCGCATGAGTGTGAATAAGTCCATCTCTCATCGCAACCAAGTTTCCTGCAAAGCCTCTATTGCCTACAGTGCCACTTTCTTTATTCTCTATTTTAAAGTTGTTAACAACCTTGTCTGAAAGAGTGTTTAAATTAAGATATGTTGATGAAGTTGCTGAATAACCAGCAGACTTCAAATCTTTCAACATAATTGATTGCAATAATTGGTGTCTGTCGATCTCGCTTATATATGGATTGCCAGAATCTGTTTTTTGCTGTGAATAAACTGATAATCCTGTGCCTCGGAAGAACATTTGACAGTTATAAGTAGTCTCTGCATTACCTCCTCCGCTTAGATCATTCTTATATCCATCAATTATATATCCTACATCTCGCTGACACTTGTTCTGAATAAATTTCTGAACTTCTGCATCATCTAATGTCGTTAAGTAGTGTAGCCCAGTGCCAGTATCTGCGCCTGTGCTACCATTAGTGCCAGTATTAGCATCATTACTACTTGGACCAAAGTCAGGTACATTGTATGTTATAGTATTACCAGTAGGTGCAATGTTAGCCGGGTAAGTGCCTGTTCCAGTTTCTGTAACAGTAACATAGTAAGCCCAGAAATGCTTCTTAACTTCTATAAATGCGTCAAGTCTGCCTTCGGTAGAATTTCTTGCTCCATATTCTGTATTAGCAGTTATTAGTTGAGGTTCAAAATCGTCATCACCAGAAGTGCCAGTTCCATTGAATGCCGCAACAATGATGTCTTGTAGAGCATCTAACTTAGTTTTACCGGCAGCGGTGAATCCTATAGTAGTACCTGCCGCGGCAGGTATGGTGCCGCTATAGCTTCCTGTTGAACTACTGCTTATGTTTGAGGTTGCTAAATTATACAGTTTGCCTGTAGTGAATATACTTAAAAGTCTCTGATGTAAAGGGCTTTCAAATAAACTGATCTTAGGAAACTTACCCACTTTCGTAGCTTCCCAGTTACTTATTGCTGAGCCGTTACCGTCAGACAATGCAAAGTTTGTTGTATTCCACTTAACATGAGCAACAGACTCGTTACTATTGGCTGTGTCCGAATATTCAAGATCGAGCAACATGAAATCGATCCAGTAGTCTAGATCACGCTTACATTTTTTCTCCATGTCTGCGGCAGTAAAGCCACTAATACCAGACAAAGCATTATATGCTGTAGCCAAGTCTGCGTAGTAGCTTGTACCAGCTAAAGCACCGGAGTTGGTGCCATCTGAGAGAGTTACTCCACCATTCTCAACCGTGTTAGTGTCTCCACTATAATGTCTTTCATTTTCAGCAAGAACATTCTCTACTATCGCATATCTATTTTCAATCAGAACTTGTCGATCAGTAACATAAAATCCTTCAGTAGAAGCTTCTGTTTCACTTGCTCCTTGACCTATAGCCTTATAATCGTCTGTCTGTGTTGCAGATACTGTACCTGGTGTTGCTCTTGAATCGCCACTTCTTAAAACAGTTGTGCTTGCGACACCAAATGGAGTTACAGGGAAGTTTGCAACAGATTGTGTTCTACGAACACACGAGAAGTTGTCGCCTTGACCGTTGTTTCGAGTTTCCCAATAGTAACCGTCATACTTGTCGTAAATACCATACTTACGAATAGCAGGATTTCTAGCAAACTCAGCAACACTCACAGAACTTCTAATACCAAATGTAGCCGCTGATACACGACCTGGCTGATATCTAAAGAATCTTTTTGATGTTAGTACAGAAACTTTATTACGAGAAGCTTCTACTAAAGCACCAGCTTCTGTAGGAAGATGCTTTACACCATCACCAGTAACATGATACTCAGGAGACATTGACCATTCTGTCGGGTTAACATCATAAGTGTTTACATCAGCAAAGATACCTAGAGCAACTTCTGCTCTTGGAATACCTAGAAGCGATAGCGCAACCTCCGACTGTACTTTATTTTGCTCTTCTACTGGAATTGCAGTCTGATCAGAGGCCATTACTACGGGTATTGACTTATCCGCTGTCTGCGCTCCAGGAGATACAGGAGTGGTTCTACCTACATTTACTACGCTTGAATTTTGGTTTACATTAGTTATGCTTGACATTTGTTTTCCCTATTTAATGAGCCCTTGTGCAATCACAAAGTCGTCAACTGTATTTATTGTTCCTGTGCCGTTAGTTCCCTTAATAAGATTGGTTCCTAGTGCGCCTTCACCATCACCGTCTGCGGCTGGAGAATTAGCATCTCCCAATAGATTATAAAAAGTTAAGAATACATTTTTCTTAGTGGGCTCACCGGTAATAGTTTGTATATCTGTTATTTGTGCATATATTGGATTACCTGACACAGCACCACCAGAAATAGTAAACCCAGTGTGAGCATTTAGTTCTATTTCCATGCCTTCTGTGATATTTATAGGATTATTGACAACCATTCTATACTGAGGACTGTTCTTTAAACTAGTGTCATTTAAAGTAAAACCACCTGTCACCGTCGTGGGCGAAGCGCCTGCTTTATACACATACCAGGCACCAGATGCAATAGTTCCTATTGAAGCAAAGTATCTATAGCTTGCTGACCAAGCTACGCCTAAGTGTTTAGATCCTGTTGGATAACCAGCAGTGCCAACTTTTGCGTCATACTTCTGCTGTAGTTGTGAAGGAGAAAATACGCCTGTGTATAGAAGAGCCTTATTGATATCAGTAAGTTTAAACTGGAATTCACCTAAAGCCCTTTCTTCAGGAGTCTTACCAACATCTGTAATGATTGGAGAAACTTGGTTATTAAGGCCAGCAAAGTCTTCTGCGCTTACTATTCCATTAGTGCCTGTTACTGCCGTACCATTATATTTGAAGTATTCTCCTACCATGCCAATTTTAGCGCCTATAGAAGTCCAGTTCATACTAGTGCCAACATTTTTAATTATATAACGCTTGTTCAATACAAGAGGTATACTAGGAGCAGGAACGATTTGTAATGTACCCGAACCCTGACTGCTAAGTCCTTGCAGACTAGCGAATGTGCTAGGAGCTGTGTAAGAATCATATAACTCGACTTCATTACCTATAACTTTAGCAAAATAATCTCCGTCTGTGCTAGTGCCTAACGCATTCGAGCCGGTGGCTAGTCTTATTCTAGAGCCATTAGGTATTGTATAATCAGTTATAGTAATACGATTAGTTCCTGTATTTACATTACTATTTACAAATGACATTGAAGGACCTGTTTGAATATCCACTACATTAGGTCCTGCATCTACAGCATATGGTAAAGTTGATCCGTTACTCAACTGCTGTATGAGATTTAATCTGTAGACTAATTCTCCATCAACAGTGCTTATAGAAGTCTTAGTTAAATTGAATGCTTCTCCATTTTCTTGATATGCATGAGTACTGCTCAAATATTCACCTGCATCAATAAATCTATCAAGAGGAATATTGATAGAATCGTATTCCGTATTTAATATATCTGGACTAGACAAGAATTCATTTGCCGCACCTATAAGAACATTAGGTGAAGATACCATGAATGTAGAACCAGCAATGAGTAGGCCTGAACCACAAGCTTTAACAATATTGTTAGCGGCCATGCCTTCTGTCGTAACAGAGAGGTCTACAGAATCTGTATAATTTTCAAACCTACTAGAAGTAACTATAGTAGATATTCCATCTGACGCATAAAGAGGGTTAAATACATTAACATCACTCACGCCACTATTTCTAATTTCGCTAGTGCTAATTCTTAAATTTTTAGGACTATTTGCATATATTCCACCACCAATAACATTCAAGACTCGACATCTATCTAACAGTAAGTCATTAGGAGAAGTGCCGAAATCTAAAATATAATTTAATGAATTGTCTGTTCCATCATTGACAAGACACTGGCTTGTTAAGCTTCCATCGAAGTCTACTCCATATATTGAAATAGTTGTAGAGTTAGTAATCGTTTGCGACTTGATAAGAGAGTTGTCTTGATTATCTCCGTTCATTTGTGACCAAGGTAGCTTCTTAATTTTAGTGATGTTAGCTGTTCCCACAATACCAAAGTTATCTGGAACCGAAAGATGTGATGCCACATATGTTTTACCATTTAGCGTAATACTCTTATTTCCTGAAGACGATCTAGACTGAATCGACTCATTGATCTTAGATGTATCGTTGTGTGCAATTTGTACAGAGTGTGGAGAAGCGTTACAATAAACTTGTGTTGTTGTGTCTGTTGCACTATCGCCTAATGTGATGTCGAAGTAGCTTGCTCGCACATCAATAGACTTAATCGAAACATCTATCCATCCTCTTTGAGCAACCGAATGCTCAGTTAAAGGAAAATGTGTTATCGCAGAATAAGTGTTATCTGTAGAATTTTTTCCACTCCAAGAAGTATAGTCGAAGAGGTGGTAGTCTTGCCATAATCCGCCATCAAAGCTTTTAGGTCCTAGTACTGCTAGTAGTTTGAATGTGCCGCCATCAATTGATCTATATACGACAATACCCTGATTAGTGCCAGCACTCATACCAGTAAATTTAATGAAATTATCTGTGTTAAATCTGGGCAAAGGATCTGTATAGGTACTGCCACCATCGGCAGTATATCTGATAACCTTCGTTGATGCAGAGCCCAAAGCTCCTATTCTACCATCTTTAAGATCGAAATATGCAAACTTATAAGCCAAAGTTTTATTGTTAGCTGTATTGCCTGCTATGTCTTCGCTAAATCCAGATTGACCTTGAACTGTAAGAGTAGGAGTAGGATTTCCTACTATAGCCGTTGTTGAATCTGAAGCTCCATATATTCTTAGATTTTGTCCTACAGAGAAGTTCTTGCTTAAGGTAGCGTTCGATACTCGTATAACACTAGAGAGATCATTGGCGACACCCTGAAAAACACCAGAGACATCTACTAGACTATCAATAACAACACCTCCATCAAAAGTGTCGCTAAATTGATTAAATAGTCCTGGGAATTTAGCAGTAACTCTACTATCTGCTCTAGTATCTGTGTAGTATAAGTTGCTTATGCCTTCTTCGAGGTGATCTGTATTAGGAGTTATGGAAGTAGAGCCTGTACCAGTAACTAATATTTTATTCTGTGTCGTATCAAACGAGATGAAGTTGCCAGAGTTAGCGAAGCCAGTTAGATCAGTAGGAATTGTCGGCGGATTTGAAATATTTGTATAGTCTACGAAGTATGCGCCATCTCGATATGATCCATTGTAATACAATCCTCCAGCATTTAGAGAATTACTCAAGCTAGGAGTAGAACTATTTACAGCGTTTAGCTTAGTTATGATATTAGTAGCTTTCGATTCTATGTTCGCATCAGAAAGAACTGCATCTGTAACATTACCAAATGTTATCTTGGATGATGTTGAATTAGATATGTCAGTTACAGCAAACAAATCTCCAGAACTAATTCCGGCTGCCGTTATTGATGTTAACTCACTTATCTTCTTTGTGTTATCTGGCATTTTCTTTTTTCCTTACCTTTAATTAGTCTGCTAGTCTTTCCCAGATGTAAACTACAGCACTTCTATTAAGAATGTTCATGGCAGTGCCGCTACCTGTATTTGATGTTCTAGTACTGTTATTAGTGTTCTTGTTGAGATGGTCTAAACAATCTCCAGAACTTACATTATAATTTTGTCCCCCAAAGAATATACTAGTTCCTTCTGTTCTAATGTTGGTGTCGTGCTGATGGCTAGGCATCTGAGATACGGTCTGAGTTATATGGTTTGAACCAGAAGTTGATGGAACACTTGTGGCACTAAATAGTGCTACTTTTCTTGAGGAGTCACCACTGGTCACTGAAGAAGCCCTAGAGATTTTAATTTGGTTAGATGTTGACTCTGTAACTTCGAAGTTACCATTTCCACCAGCACCGAAGCCTGTAAGGGAGACTCTATCTCCTACAGAAAACCCATGAGTAGATACGCTGAAATTGAGTGTGGTAATGCCTGCAGATGCTGAAGCACTTGAGATAGCCATGCCTTCATCAAAACCAACAACTGATCTACCTTCTGCAAATCTTGCCCAATTGCCTGGTAAACCAAGACTAGTAGGAGTGCTATTCGCTGTAGTGTAATACAATGAGCCAACTGGATAAACAGCATTCAGTACTTGAGTCACAGCAGTAGCGTTTAGAGAATTTGTTATTGATGCTGTTCCTGTAACATTACCTGTTATAGTGCCTGTTACACCTAATGTGCCAGCAATTGTCGCATTGCCAGTGCCTGTAATTGTAGTAAAACCACCTGCAGCCTTTACGCTTGCGCCAATTGTTGTGCCGTCAATGTTACCACCGTTGATATCGACACTAGTGAATGCCCCTGTAGATGCCGTGTTTGCTCCAATAGCAGTGCCATCAATAGCACCTCCATTGATGTCTACAGTGCCAAATGTTGCTGTTTGATTAGATGTTAGTGTTCCAGTCAACGAAACATTCGCAGGCAACATGGCATTACTTATTTTAAGACCACTCGATGTTGTGATTCCAGAAGCGGCAATAGTAAAAGTTCTAGTTCCGTCTCCTATCACAAAAGCAGTTTGTGAAGCTGATGTGGCAACTGACCAAGTATTCGTACCACTTTCTTTAAACTGTAGTTTAGCTTCACCCGTTGAGTTAACAGTTAATGTATCTGTGTTTTCTATCTCGCCAGCAAAAGTAACTTTTCCACCAGACACTGGAGAAATGTTGTTTGTAGTTAAAACATTACCAGTATTTACTAGTGAAAAGTTTCCAGTAAGCGACACATTTCCAGTATTATTTGCATCAATCGTTACAGCAGTGTCTGCAAAGCTAATAAGAGCGTTAGTTTTAGCTACCCACTCCGAAAATGTATTAGAATTTGAAATTGTAGGTGTTAAGTTTATACTCATGTTGTTATCTCTTTAACAGTTTTTTCTAAAAGCGTCATTGCCGACTCTAGTTTACAGAGTCTCTGCTCTAATCCTCTGATGTATTTATCTTGTTCTCTTTTAGCTATCGCTTGATGATAAGCCGCTCTATCGGTGCTCACAACACCCGATCCACTATTTGACCTAGATAAAGCTTCTGATTTGATCATGTCAATGCTATCGCTCTGTAATCAAAAATGTGCGGGAACAAGTTGATGTCGGGAGTTATTCCACTTAATTCTGGAGTATTTAACTCAGTAATACTATTTGCTCCATGTCGCATTACAAACTTTAATTGGAAAGTCTTATATTTTGTATGTACATCATAAGGCGCAGTCGTAAGTTCTTCGTCAAAGTTGTATTCAAACTCTCTATAATCTCTCGTATTACTAGTATTCGAATATAAATCCGGACTATCGTTTCTAAGCTGTAGCCAAGGTCCTTGCTCTTCAACATTTTCAGGATAAACAAATCTTCCGTAAACATCAATAAGTGTGCCTGCTGGTCTGTATGCCGCTAGATACACTCTCATGCCTACAGCGTCTAAGTCTTCTTCTAGAATAACTTCTTTAGTGATCCAAGAAGAACTTGTCGATTCTGTATCAGTAATTCTATATTGATATGCAAACAGTTCTGATATTTTTGAATCGATGATCGGTGATGCAGAGGTTAATCCATTATTAGACAGATCAATTTTAATTTTAAAGTCTTCTGCTACAGAGTTGCTTACCATATAACTCTTACTCATAATAGTTCTAAGATTATTAGGAGTATATACATTAGACCTTCTGTCGATACTTTTATCTACTACACCGTTCTGTTTTAATAGCGAAAGCGAAGTAGATGTATTTATCGAATCGCTGATGTAAACTTGTGTCTGGAAGTAACTAATCTTCTCATTTGTTACAGCAGAAATTTTAGCAGTAGCGCCACTATCTGCGCCTCTAATAACTTGATCGTTAGGTCTAGCTGTGCCAGGTCCAGTGTTGAATGTACCTCCGGCAACGAACTGATATCCTACAGTAGGTGTTACACTATCGGGAACACCTGCTAAACGCCAGTGAGCAGTTGTTGTAGTAGGACTTCCTAAATCTACAATTGTATAAGTCGTACCAGCTTGTAGATTTCCTATAGTAACAACAGGACTATCATCTAGATAATTTGTCGATGATGCACTACTTTCTTTCAAGAATATTTTATCGGGCTTTCTAGAATTAAAGTGAGAAACTTTACCCGCTACACATAATGTTGCAGTAGCAGAAGTAGTAGTTTCAAAATAAGATGTATCTAGTGTAAATACTTTAGTTGTTGATAAAGTATCAACATTCAGCACCTTACCTACAACAAACTCTGTACCAGTATTGTTTTCTATATGTAGATAATCTCCTTGAGATATTCCTGGTGTTCCTTGAATAGTAATTACATTTTTCTCATTTCCTGAAACACTAACAGTAAAGATTTCAGTCTTTTTAACATATGCTATTTCATCTAATTCAAAGTTGAGCGTAGTATCACGAACTGATAGGAACTCAAGATCATTAGGAGATAGATTAACTGAAGCCGCTGAAGTCGAGAAATCATATCGATTTATATTAAACTTAATATCTTCGTCTTGATAAGATTTCCAAGCACTATCGTTTGTAGAGGTAAACAGTACACCATCGCCCCAATCGTTAGTAACTGCTACTGAAGATGCGACAGTTCCTTTTGATAGGCTAGTCTCTCCGACTTTAGAAGTATAGATCAAATAATCAGGAGAGTTTGCGTCAGGAATAACAACAAATGCGTACTCGGTGTCAGCATTAAGTCTAACAGGATTATCGAATGTAAACTTAGTTGAGGTGATGCCCGTTGCACTAACACCAACTTGTGAAGAGTTTAAATGTTTACTTGCGAAAGGCAATACTCTCTTAGAAGGATATCCGTTCTCAACCTCTCGAATCTGTAATGTAACACCTGTAGTGGAACTCTTCTGCTTGAAGTATACATCGATGTCGCTGATTAAAGCAATGTTAGCATCATTGGTACTAGAAGCTTTTACTTTGAAAGTTTGTGCAATAGGATCACCAACTTGTCTCTGGATCTCTCGTGTCACAATATCAACTTTAGTATCGAAGTCTACAGTCCGTGTAGTCATGCTCACATCGCTCTTATTGACTGCGAAGTTATAGCCTCTATAAGTTGCTCTAGCATATGAAGTAGAAGCTGAGTCTATACTTGAGTATTGATCAACATCAACAATCTCAAGAACATTCTCTCCTACAAAGAATGTTTCAGCAGGTATAACGAATACAGCAGACAGTGTTCCATTTGCGTCACTTCTTACGACTGAACCCTTACCGATTCCGCTTGCTGTTGAGTGCCACTGTCCAGTTGAAACCTGACTCACATCTAAAGTTGAACTGTTACTTAACCCAAATGGTATGACTGGTCCAGGAGCAACATGAGCATCAACAGACTTCTGATCAAAGAAGAAGTAGTGACGAGTACTAGGCCTCAAACCTGTGATGAGAACCTTAATAGTTTTTCTTCTCAAGTAAGGCTTCATGTTTACATCTGTAACAAAGTTGCCTATTGCCTGATTAATATCGCTTGTAGAACTTGTCAAGCTAGTCTGTTCAATAGTTTGCTCAAACTGACCCATGATAACTCTTCGTCTAGGTCTAGTTGTGCCTATTCGCTCTTCCGAAATAATTTCTTCGCTAGTCAAAGGCATAATTTCTTGAATTGTATCAACTAAGTCTAACATAGGTCCAGCAATATCTATTTCGATATTGATTTCAGGATTTTTAGTAACATCATATCCAGAATCGAATGGAGGATCAATTATTGCCTTGCCATCATAGCTATAGAAGTTAGAAACACAGTTTCTAAATGTAGTTGCATAAGGCTGACTTATAACTTCTACATTTGTACCTGTACTTGCGATAGTCACTACATCAGGGAATGAAAGTTGTACACCTGTTCCAGAATCTACTTTAAGGTCTAAAGGAAACTGTGTGACAGAAGGAGAAACTACAGTTCTACCTTTGTCAAGAGTAGCCTTAAATGACGAATCTGAAATCTCTGCTAAATTTAAGTCTTTGAACGAATCTGCTAATATTCCATTTTTAAATCTGTTTGCTCCTAAAGCATCAGTAATTAACAAATCATTAGTGGCTTGTTCTAACATACTTAATGAAACGATATTAACTAGAGAATCTATTTTTTTCTCTATTCTTCCTATATCTTCCATCTTATAATTTTTAGTCGAAACATCAGAAACAGTTATTTTTTCTGATCCCGTAATTGCGCTTGTGTTTCCTGGTATTCTAACATTAGCGATAGTATATAATCCCTGACTGTCGGGCACGCTAGGATTCTCACTTTCACCACCGTTAAGTAGCTTAATATTTGAATACTCATCTAAAACAACACTATCTACTCTAGACATATGATAACTCTGATCTGAAGAGATGGTTGCGTTAACAGAAGGCACTATTGCTCTAGGATCAATATTCAGTGCAGAACTGATCACTAAAGGAGCATTAGTTGTAACACTAGGGTTGACTAACTTTGTGGCGTATGGTCTAAAGTCATAAGAGTTGATAAGGTTATGCTCTTTAGCATCTTTAGCAGTATAGTTTTGCACAAGGTTAAGATTGTCTGTAAATGAAGAGTGACTATAACTACCTACTGTTAAGAAGCCTCCTCCAATAGATGTGCTTCTGGAAATATACTTAAACCTAATCAATAGATCGTTATCGGCTAAAGATTCTCCAGCCTTTAACTCTAAGTATGATAAATCATAGAATCCATCTTTCTGATTATTCACTAGTCTGAATTTAGATGTAACATCTGTAGGATTGTTTATTATTCTTCCGAACTTATCTTGAACGCTTAATAACTGTACCGCATTAGGCACACCCAGTAGAGCCTTTCCTGAAGCAAATACTACTTTGACATATCCAGTATCTAATTGAAGAGTGTCGGCAACCAAAGTGTCTACTCTGTTGTAGTAAAGAGTGTCTATAGCGGCTGTTGTTGTTACAGTTACATCGCCTGAACCAGTTCCAGAATAATTGGCACTAAGAATAGGCTCAACTTGGTGAGTTGCAGTAATAGCAACTATATCTGTATTCAATGGAGAGCCATCAGTTGTACCAAGTACTACAGAAGTTCCGATACCTGTGCCTGTGCCTCCGTGTCTAACTCTTCTAGTAACTTTAATATTCTGCATAGAGTTCATACTGCTCTTACCAGTATCGAATATCATTGCACCTTTATTCGAATCGTAAAGATGGGCAGCATCTGAACCGGTGGCAACAACTTCACTTGGGTTCGAATTAGTTTTCTTAGCTAGGGGTATTGCATTTGCCGCATCATTAGCTAGACCTATTTTATTAGGAGCAGTAGAAATCTGACCAGATTCCTTTACGATAGCGTAAACATATATTTTACCAAAGTTACCATTTGTGTCTGGAGAATTAGTTGCATGAACTATATTTGCGACAGAACAAGTACCCACTAAAGTTGTATTATTATATAATGAATATCTAGTGCCAGATCCGCCATTAATCTCAAGGTCGTGAAGTATAGCATTATTATTACTAGAATACTTGTAATATTGTCCGTACTCTATTCCAGTTATCTGCCCGCTCTTACTTTGAGTTAAACTTACTGGAGTTATTGGAAGTTTAGTCGGAGACACATTGGTAATTTCTTTGCCGTAAACATAAGCTTTACCTGGAGAAACGACAGCGAATGCAGTATCGTTTTCTCTCTCTAGAGTGACTCTCAGACCATTAGTGACATAGTGTCCAGACTCATCATAAGTTCTTCTTGCTAACTCGTTTCCAACAACATTGAACTCAGTTCGGTCACGAATACGAACAGGCTTACCGTTAACATATCTTATTAGAGAAAAGAACTCAGTAGGCTCTGAAGCACTTGCATAGGAGACTAGTGTAGGCACAAGTTGAAGTCTGTCAGCACCAGGAGCATTTTCGTTATTGAATCCTGAAGCATTATCTAGAAGAGTTGTGTCGTTATCAGAATCAATTAAATTTTCTTTAACTGTGAATCCAACAGAAACAGCACCAGGAGTATTACTATACTTAGATACGATGATGAATTGATTATCTACGAAGATGAAATGTCCTTTCTGATAGATAACACCTTCTTCGCACGATACACCAAATGATCTACCTTCATGGTTTGCTACTGTAGCGACGGTGACAGTCTGAACAACATTCGAGTTAGAGTCTAATATCTCTAAAGCTTCACCTTGAAGGAATCTTTTAACATCTGTTTGATTGTCTTGAGATGTGTTTAAGTATTTGATAAAGAATGTCTTTAAGTCTGGATCTTGAGTCTGAAAGCCATTCTGTCCTTTAATGATTTCAGCTTGTAGTCCTGAAGTAAGACCTTTTGCTATGAATGTCGTAGATGTTCCGTCATCTGAAACAATCTGATCATAGACTGCAGGATTAGAGAATCCAGTTTTATCGTTTAACTTCACATAAAACAAGTCATCACGAGCAGTCAAGTTAATACCGCTAATGATAGTGCCTTCTTTATATACATTTGATCCGAATCGCTCTACCTGCTTTTGCAAAATAGTTTGAAGCTGAGTTAATTCTCGTGCTTGTACAGCCTTAGCCGGCTTAAACAAGACACGGTTAAACTGCTTTGCTTCATCGAAATCATCGTAGTACGGATCTACATTTAAGTCTGTGTTGATACCCATGGATTATTCTCTTTCCTTAATTAAAAGTCAAATATGAACTTAATTTTTTCTTTTGTGGTTGCCTTTCTCTCTATAGGAGAAAAGTCTATGTAATGTAGAAGTTCTCCTGTATATGGAGAATAAGCTCCATATTCAATATCGTTGAAAGTATTTATAGTTAATGTATTACCACTTTCTGAATTAGCTGTAGGTTTAATCTGTATTTTTCCTGGTAAGAAATTATTTCTGTGATCGCCTACATTATCTACTATATGAATCTTAGTGCTAGTTGTATATTTACTCTCGTGTACAAGTCCTTTTACAATCTCTATGTCTTTGTCTGGATCATTACTATCGACTGCACTTGAGATTTTACCAGTCTTAGATGAATCGACTACTGTGCTATTTGCTGTAAAAGTAGTTCCTATTTTCACTGCTCCATCTACTAGATCACTCGAAGCGACTCCCATTACGGTCTGCCATTCATCACCGCTTAGATTTCCTAGATCAGTAATAATATATTTTCGGCCACTAACCTTATCGACAACATCAGAAGTCTCTACAAACTGCTGAACATAGTAGCCAGCAACTGCAACAGCAGTCGAATTACCAGAAACAGTGATAGATGTGCGATTATCAAAAGAAGAAGGAGAAGTAGTCACAGTCGTATATGGTCCAGATCCTGATAACTTACTGAACCTTGGATTTTTTAGAAGACCTACCTGTGTGTAAAAGTTCGTATCAGGAGTTGTGGTGTCTTCTCCTGAAAAATTAGTTACGATTGCAAGTCTACTCATTGCCATTTCGTTAATTGGATTAGATCCGTGACCACCAGTAGGAGAAACGACAACACGAAGCGTAGTAGGACTAGTGTCTGTTAATCCTTCTGGGTTGAGAACTCTAGCTGTTGCGAACTTATACTTAGTTCCTTTAGTCTCGTAAGCAACTCTAGTTAAAGTGCCAAATCTATCTATGACTCCGTATCCTAATGCTCTAATTCCTCCTGCTTCAGGACTAGTGATGACGACTTTAGGAACTAGTTCACAGTTTACAGGTAAAATATCTGTAGTCTTAACTTGTACAATAATTTCTGATGTGCCTGAATTAGACTCAGAGTTTAAAACAGAATATAGTTTTCCAGCATTATCTCCTGTAGATGCTCTAAGATACATATGCTTGTAGTGATCACTAGTGTTCGAAAGTACAGAATTGTTCTGTGCGCTTAGCCTGATAGACTTTCTGCCTTGACCAAGATCAGACTGGGTGCTTACAGAAACTTTAGAATTATTTACTCCAGTATCAAAAACAAATTGATTGAAATGATTAGTAGGAGTAGCTTCTACAACAATTTGAGATATTCCCTCTTTCGCATTTGCAATAACATTCAAATCGCCATAGCTAGTGGGTAAAGGCAAACTGTTTGATGTTTTATAAACATTGGCTTCTGAAGCCACTACCGTAAACATATATTGCCATATATACTTGTCGCTAGTTTCTACGGATTGATATCCAGTATTAGACAAATCTGCAACAACAGATTGTGGACTAGTGGTTGAAGTAGAATTGTTATTATTTTCTATACATTTAAACACTAAGTAGTCATCTTCTCCGCTTTTAATGGTGACTACAGTATTCATGTCTTCAATATCCTTAGTGTCATCGTAAGCATCATACACTGTGCTTGGAGTCCATGGATTCTCATAGAACATATATCTAGCATTGTTGTTGTCTATCTTGTTACCAAATATAATCTTTCTCTGGAAGTCTCTCTTATCTTTTTGAGTATTCTGAATAGTGGGAACAGTATCTACATTAGACAATGCTCTAGATGCCATGATATAATACTCTGCTTCGGGTCTAAGGGCGTCTAGTTTATTGTCTACGATATTTCTAATTTCAGTAATGTTGGAGGCGCTCAATGCGCTACTGAGACTAGAACTGTTGAGCGTAGCCAAGTCTGTCTCAAACTGAGAACTTAAAATGCTGTTCTGACCCTTAAAAGAATTGAACAATTCATTTGTTGTTTCGACTTTAAAATTTTCTGTTATGATTTTTGCCATTATTCTTCCGTTCCTATTAAGCTGTACGCTGTTCTCTAGTGCTTGGGCCAACTATATATGGATATTCAGGTATGTTAAGATTGATATCCGAAAATGTTAAGAAGTATGCATATGTTCCAGACTTAAAATCTGGAGTTATACAATATCTTCCGTTAAACTCATCAAGAGTTCCTGTTGCGCTTTGTGGACTATACTGATAATCTTCTACAAAAGATCCTGCAGAAACTTCACTATAATCGTATGTTCTTCCTTGTGCCGGAGTACCGAGCAATGAGTACGAACTTCTCATTCTAATTACTGGACTTGTTGCGTCATCGGGATTACTAAATCCGTATGGTCCATATATGGGATATCCATCAAACGCAAATCCCACTATCTTAGAATGTCCTGAAGTAACAGTATCGCTCGCATATGTTGCTCCATGTCTTAGCTTGTCAGCACCGAAGCTTCCATACATATTTGTAGAACTATAGTAAGGATTAGCATTAAATAACTTAGTATTACCTACCATTCCTTTACTATAAAACGCACCACTTCTATATGTATACTGTCCATTTTCGTCAGGTTTGCCGTGACACTGATCGACTATAAAATCGTTAGGAAGAGCAATCTCGTTCCAGGTGAAGTTCGTAGGAGCACTTTTATTGCTCACTGGTAAACTTCTAATAGTAGATGCTGACGAAAGAATAGGTACGCCATTAGTTGTTATTCCTATTGAAGTGCCCACTACTATCTGTTCTGGATCTCGTGTACTACTGCCAGCTCGATATGTGAAAGTGAAGCTATGCGATTGATCCAATATACTAGCATTAGGAAAACTTCTCGTCTGTGATCCATCATTCACAAAGTTAGTGCCTGCCTTCAATGGATACGGATCGCCGTCTGATGTTATCTTCAATGTAGCCATAGTCTATTGCTCCTGTATTCCTATTAATTCAGCATCGTCTGTATATATACCTGTCTGTCGTATAAGTAAATGCGGACCGCCAGTTAAACCAGACAGATCGATTGGAGTATCACCTGTGCCGTCACCTATAGGAGTCTTAGATAGCTGAAAGGTATCGTTCGTGACATTTACAACATAGTAATACTCATACTCAGCCGCTCTATTAGCTGAAGTATTTCCTATTAGATTGCCTGAACTAGTGCCGCTATACTGATAATACTGTACTATAGTGTCATCTATAAGCCCATGACTACTCTTCGTCACATTCAGAGAACTAATATCACTAGCACTAAACTGTACCAGAGAGTCTGTAATTTCTGCGATTTGGCAATTTCCCACTCTTGCTCCATTAGTCGTAATATTACTAGGAGCATCAGCTTTAAATATAGTTCCCAGTCTTGGCCAAGTTGCAGGAAGTCCGCTAGAGGCTTGAGTTTCAGAACCGTCTATTATGTTAGACCATATCGCACTAGCAGTCACTCTATTAGTACCAGCAGTATTGGTGCCTATATTCATAGATATATTTGCAGTAGCTGTGTTGTCCATGTCTTCAAGGTTTTCGATAGAGTGTACTACATAGAACTTATCAACAACTGGATAATTCGAGATAATGCTATCAGTGGTACTACCTCCTGCAGTAAGGGTGTATGTGTTACTAGAGGGTCTGATAGCCTGCGGACTATATGTGTCACCCGTATAATGAGGAGATACAAATATAGAATCTTTATAAGATACCTTTCCTGTTCCTAAACTACTTCCGTTCACTGAAGCCGTGAACACTGTACCCACAGGCACACTTGTTTTAGTGAACTTCACTAGGTCTATAACAGCAGGAGCATTTGGAAGAAAAATATCATAATTAGTGCTACCTGTGAATGCACTTGTTATAGCAAGTCCGTCGGTAATAGTATTCAAATTGGCTAACAATTCCGGACTTATTGGATCTAAACCAGTTACTTGCCTAAATGCTTGTAGAGCATCTATTGAAGTAATAGTGCCGCTATTATTGAGATCAGTAACAAGCGAAGAATAACTACCTAAAACTCTTGTCCAAAAATTATACCACTCTAATCGGGTATTAGAATCTAGGAACTGAACATCGTTCCAAGAAGCACTTCCTATGTCTGAGATAACATAAGAAGAACCGAGTTCTATATTATATCTACCCTGTACTACCTCAGAGTTTATAGGAACTCCTACAGTAGACCACTGAGCAGAAGTTGTGTCTCCTAGGAATGTGACAGTATATTCTGTTCCTGCAACAATATCAGCAATTCCAATTTGCTTAACTGTTGCAAGTTGTTTTCCTTGAATGTTGAATGTAGATATCTCTAAGTTCAAATTATTATCTAATGCGTTGATAGTATTCACTAGGGGCTTACTAAACAACTTAGTCCCTGCTACGCCCACAGTTTCGCTAATCAAAGATTCATACCTAGAGGGATTTATTATAGAAGATATCTCATATGAATATTCTTGATAGTAATCATTGTCATGTAAGTTCTTAGAAGCCTCACTCAAGAAAGATGTTTTAGAACTCCACTTACCGCCAGTCTTACCTTGACCTAATGATCTTAGTGTGGCTGTCGCAACATTTTTATTGTAGTTAGTTGAAGTGGGCTCATTATTAACCAGACTAACTACTTCACGATCTGAATATCTGTATCCAGTTTTAGTTACAGCTACTTCTTCTATTTGTCCTGACTGAAACAGTGCTTTACCTTTTATGTCAGCGTTTGCTCCCATAGGTAAAGAGTTGAGGTCTTCGAGTATATTTGTAATTCTCTTCTTAAATCCACCTACCTTAACAGGAACAATGACAGTACCCTTATCGCTAGAGCCTATAGCGGCACTGATTGCTGATGCAGTAGTTGATGTGAATATTTCTCCAACCTTTGGCGCAGAAGAAGCTCCCACAGCTACCCAGTCCGAAGGACTTGTGTTGCCCAAAGATACGATCTGATACTCTTGATTTGGTTGCATAGTAGCTAAACTTCTGTTGCCTTCAAACCCATAAAACGATAGAGGTCTAAAGTAGAAGTCGTTACCGTCTCTTTTAAGAAACTTCGCTTTAACTTGATATTCTTTTGTATCGCCTGTAGTGAACTCAAAGGTACAGTCACTATTTTCATAGTTAGACCCAGTAGATGTTGTTCCCAAGCTTTCAAGAAGTATAGACCCGTCTGCTTCGGGATCATCGTGCAATCTATTGCCTGTTTGGTTTATCTGTAGATCAACTACCTTAATATCCTGAGTTACAATATCTCCTGCAGAAATATCAAAATCGACTGTATCAAAGTTTAACACTACATCTTTTTTGTTGAACTTTGATATGTTAGTATTCTCAATAGAGATTCCCACATCATTCTGGTAATCGACACCGCTGTTCAAAACATTCAACTCTGATATAGATCCTATCTTGAGAGTAATAGGATTAAAAGCATTGCCTAATGTGGTACCGAGGTTCTCATTGCCTGATCCAGACATTCCGTAATCATCATTCGCAGTGCCTGCGGCGCCACCAGGTTGTCCAGCAGGTATATCTAGAGGTGTTAATGCGAAGTCTCCGATCAAGTCTGGAATAAGAGTTACTGTCTCTACATTTGAAATAGATCCTATTTCAAAATCTCCAGTTCTATTTGATATTCCGAATGACTGAAATCCAATATTATCAAGAAAGACTTGTTTGCTTATATCGGTCACACTAGAGTCATATCTAGCCAAGTCGCCTCTATATCTTTTAAAAGAGAATGATGGAGCAAGTACTGAGGGAGTTGAAACTACTGACCCAGACTTATCAGGGATGCGAAGAGTTGTACTACTAGTGTCGATATCGTTTGCATCAAACCTAAACCTGTTAAGATGATAGTTCTGCATTACAGTATTGGATAAATTGCCTTGAGCGACAACCTGAAATTTGTTAGTATTGGCGAAGGTGCTGAAGTCGAAGTTCTGATTCGCTTGGAATATTTCTCCTTCCACACCTGCTGCCGTAGAAGCTCCGTAAGTCGACCAATTACCTGTCCCATGACCGTTATCCCATATCATGTAGTACTGGTTATTAACAATGTTTTGCTGTGTTGTTGGTCCACCCACCTTAGTTCCGCCAATTAACATCTGAGGGAATATATCTGCTTTGCTTAGTCCAAGAAATAGTGCCTCAAGATAAAATTTCCACTGATCGACTAATATTGAATTATGACCCGCATCATATAAATCGGGATTAAATACTGGAAGATTGTTAGACAGATTCAATACATTGATGTACTCTTGCGTAATTTGTCTACTAGCAACACCTACTGTAGCGATGGAAGTACTTGCTGGAGTAGTGTTGTCCATATCATCAGAAACCAAAAAGCCCAGACTTCTTGATGATACTTGATTTGAATTTGAGTCAGTAGGAAATGCCTGATTAGGTAACTGTAAAGCTTTATATAGTGCAGTATATTCTGAGCCTAAATATTGAGGAGCCAAGACACCTTGAGCGTTGAACAATGCTTTGTGTGCAACATTTCTCATAGACTCTAAGTAAACATTAGTGACAGTACCTGAAGTGGTACCTGCTACAGGGACTGCTGTCTTATTTAAGTAAGTCTTAACAGTAGCATAGTCATCGCTATAAAGAAACAAAAGGGGGTGTTCGTATTGTATAACTTTTGCAGAACCTGTGATAGAATACTTAGTTCCCGTAGAAGATCCTGTGTAAGAGAGTCTAGTGCCGTTTGCTATGATTACATCACCACGCTCTATATCAACTGGTGTAGTAGAACTTAGAACCATTACTTGGTTACTTATTCCTATCTCGTTCTTTGCAGTAAGTGTCACAGAATTAGGATCAACATAACCAAAGCCGCCATCGACCACAGTAAAGTCTATAACACCAGTAGGAGTATCACTAATCTTCGTGACTCTTCCTTCTGCTTCTACACCAGCACCGCTTGATACGATTTTTACTTTATCACCAACTACCTGATCAGGCAATCTGACTGAACTTTGCGTATCTATAGCCACTGAACTAATAGAACCAGAAATGAGTCTCCCGACATTATTAACTGTTTCAGATCCGTCATCTGCTGTTGTAACGATCTGTATACCGTCAGAGTTCACAAATTGACCTGCTATGTTCGATAGATAGACAACAGGTACTAAGGCTCCGCCAAAGTTAACAAAGATTACTTCATCAACAAATGCTGTAGCAAGAGAAACATCACCTCGTAATCTCTGTCCCTTTTGAACTGGATAATCATCTACAGTAAAGACTGGTACCATCTCTAGATAAGCATCACCACCCCAGATAGAATCCGAGGGTCTTAATACAGCAGTACTAGGATAGAATACTTCGATGTCTTCATCAAAGAACATACGGAACATTAGTTCAAGACTTTCTTGAGTACCCTTTCTTCGGTACATATCTTGAATATGCTTAATGATGTATCTTGTGTCAAGTGCTGTATCAATAGGTAGATCAGCTAGAAACTTCTTCTTATAGTAAATGAGGAATGTAGATAGAGTAGTGTCGATATCACGAAGCTTGGGAATATTACGATCCATCTTCTCATCAAGGTGTTTATAATAGGCCTCTACAAACGATACAAGAAAATCACCATCTTCTTGATAGATCGAAGGAAATTGATTGCTTATTCCTGAGTAGACAGCATCTCTTATATCTAAGGCCATTTATTATGTCTCTAGTGTTTTAGCAGTTACAAATACATCTTCGCCACGAATCACAAGTATACGATCTTTCGGTGGCTTAATATCTTTATCTACTGTGTTAGCAGTAAACTTAATTGCTTTGTTCTGGAATGAACTAATTGTAAGATTTGACAACTTAACAGCACCTGTGCTATAATTGATAGTACCTACTGAAGACTTAAACACTGACTCACTATCTACTTCAGCAGTCACTAGCATGATGTTACCATTACCATCGTCTTGTGCTGATACTAATGTACCATCAACAGTAAACTTAGTAGACTCTACAGCAGGCTTAAATGTATTAAAGCCAAGTGAAGCATCAAATGGATATGGCTGTACTAATGCAGTCTCAAACGAGAACGATGGACTACTCGAAAAGTTCAAAGCAGGAACATATTCAATGATAGGCTTACTTACGATATCAGTTGATATGATCGACACATCAAGATCATCTAGATAAGCCGCTAGGCGTGACTGTCGTAATGTCTTATTAAAGTCATTTAGATTGTTACTGTTGTAGTTAATGATACCAGCATTCACTTCGCTCTGAATCTGTGCCGCACTCTTATTTGTTAAGTTAGTATCATAAACAACCTTAACTACTGTATCGACATACAAGAACTTCGCAACAACAAACACAGGCTCAATCGTAAGCGGAGTCTTATCTCGTAGATAGCCTTTAAAGTTTGCAATCTCGTAATCAGCCGCACCTTCACCACCTGTTACATCAACTGAGATAATCACCTTTCCGAATTGAGGGGGTGAAACTTCATCACCACCATACACACTAATCGCTTGAATGTTTGGAAATCTAGCACGAAGCAGAGTCTCATAGTCTCGCTTAGTAACTGCTCTTTCTTGAACCTGCAAAGCCTTTGGAGCAAAAGTTCTAATCGACTCAATATCTTCCGCCAGAGAGCCGCCATTTGTAGTATTCGTGAGAGTCACTGTGATCGATGTCGAGCCGCCAAAGTTGCCAAGAGTCAAAGAGCCTACACCATTCGCAAGAGGACCTGCAGTTACTCTATAGGTCGCTACAATGGAATCAGTAACAGTAGGTTGTACACCAAACTTATTCTCACCAAACTGAATAGAATACTTACCATCATTCTCGGGTTGTAGATAGAATACTTTATCTGTAGCACCCACACCAAAGATATCGCTTCTATAAGTGTATGTCTCACCATTTACTTTTAACACAAGACTTCTTGTATCAATGGTAGCATTTGATAGTAGTGTATCAGTACTAGAGAGAGTCTCTTTAATCATACGACCTTCGAATACATCAACACTGTTTACTTCATATACAGTATCATTAGTTGCAGTACGAGATGCTGTGTATGCTTTGTCAGTAATGAAGTTATATGTCTTATTACCACAGCGACCAATAAAGGCAGTGTGCATAGGTATAGTAAAGTAGTTACTGTTTAGATTAGGTGCTATGACACGAAGAGATACTTTAGTACTAGAACTTCGTGAAGATGTTGGCAGATAGTTAAGTTCCTTGGCATGAGAGATCACACTATTACGCTGACTAGCACTATCAAGAAACATCTCTGAGATGGCCATGTTATAGTAATAGTTATTATAGTATGAGTTATACGATAGAACATCTAACAATACATTCATGTTAGATCCTTCGTAGTCATAGTCTTTAAACTTATCTTGATTCTTTAGAAAGGTCTTGAGTGCTTCCTTAGTTTCATTAAAGTCTAGATTTGTAATTGGTGACAAGTCTGCCATGTTATCTTACCCTATTAAGATCGATTGTAACTGATGAGAGTGTTGTAGTATTTATCGTGTTGAATACAATCTTTACTCTCAAGTCGTTTGTGTCTGTGTTCGCTTGTATCTCTACACCTTGTACTACACAGCGTGGTTCATATGTTCGTAGTGTAGTCTTTATGTTCTGTTCTAGTATCAGTATGGTGTTAGCGTCAATGTTCTCGAATAAAGAACCTCGTATATCACACCCTATATTAGGTTGCATAAGTCTTTCACCACGATCAGTCAGTACTAGATTCTTAATGCTTTCTTTTACTGAATTCTCATTGATCACACGAGATACATCGGTCCTACCAGGTACTGTCTCTAGATTCCTTGTGAAATCAGAGAAGAACTCTTGTGATCTTGTGCGTGGCGTTAATGACATTTGTTTTACCTTTTATAGTGTATTTATACTAATCTGTAGGCCTTAACAGACTAAATGGTTGCTCTTCTTCTTGTGTTATGCTATTATTATCAAAGAAGCTAAATGTACCATCAGCCTGTTCTTCTGCTTTAAAGGTAGACTTATCAAAGAAGCGAAACTCTTCTGCAGGTTCCATTCTCTTTCTATAGCCATCCTTTCTATGTGTATTCATCATAGCTTCGTATTGTATGATATCCGCAGCCTCAGCAATCTGGTGTATTGAAGCAAATCTTGGATCATCAGTTGTAGCTACAAAGCCTTCTCTATTGCCTACATGAAGCAAGAGATAGTTCTTTGTCACACCTATACCAGTAAAGCCTGCTCTACTGGCCGCAATGATAGTCTCATCTCTATTCTCTTCAGTGATATCTAACTGTACAGCAAAACCAGAATACTTATGATGATAGCCATCACTACCCTGCTTTCTTATTTTACCTGCTGTTCTTGCTTGAACTCTAGTCGAAGTCTGTACTTGGCCCTGGCGTAGAGTATATTTATTACCTGTGATATGTGAGATTCTAAGTAACTTAGCTAGTACAGGATTAGCAATACCTTGCCACTGTTTACCATCAACCACTTTAGTCGAAAATGTAATCAATGGCCCTGGTCCTATACCCTCGCTACTCATAGCATTAATCGATCTAGTCTCATCAGCAGTAATATATGGTGAGGTTACATAGTCTACATTCGTAGGTATAGCAAGATCGCCTGTACTAGGATCAACATAGCCTAGTTCACCAGGCTGACGATATCTTACTTCGTTCTTATAGAATCCGCTTCTTGCTTTAGTCTCATCAGGCACTCGTACAACATATCTATTTGGATTATTATCACTCGCAAAATCATTGATATTACTTGTAACTTCTTCTTTTATTTCTTGAGCAACTTCTTTCTCGACACGAGTGGCACCAGCATTCTCTGCTTTCTTTTGTTCTATCTTATCTACTGTGTCAAGTACCTTCTTCTCTTGTGCTACTACCTTGGCCACTTCTGCTATCTCATCAGCAGGAGCAAATAGAATAGCTGTGATAGTCTCTGTAAGGTTACATAGTTGATACATGATTAACTGAACATTAGCTAGTGTAGGTCTTTCAAAGTTGCCAATCATCTCACTAATGAATGCTGATAGATCATCCTTAATGCGATTCATGTTCTCTTCAGAGAAGAAGTCTTGAATCTCATCCTTCATCTTAGTGAGTTGAGTGAGTATCTTATCACCAGCATTACCTATAGTAGTTGTAATGTCTTCAATGGCCTTTTTTATAGCGTCATCGATCTTCTTTGTTATTCTATCTACTACATCTGTGATAGTCTCTATTAACTTATCTTTAATCTCCTCAAGAGTGATCATCTGTAGCTTTGATATAGCTAACTTCTTGGGATCTAGATCGCCTAGCTTGAGACCATTCAGCTTAGTTATAGCAGAGTCTATCATAGTAAAGGCAGCGAGTAATTCCATTAGACTATTACCGAACTTGCCACATAAGCCTTCACTGATAGTCTTACCTAAGTTCTCTTCATAAAAGAAGTCTAGATCGCTTACTGTATTAGTTAGTACTGTGTTTGAGAGTGACTTTGCATCATATACGGCAATACTGTTCAATATATCTACTGTATCGATGTTATTCGTAAGAATATAGTCAGCTATCTCTGTGACCGTAAGAGGAAACTGGTCAAATCTTGCTTTAAGAGTAGGAGTGTCGCTCAAGTCTACTGATTCTAGTATACTATTAAGACTATTTGTTATACTTACAATCGTCTCACGATCTAATTGGTCAATAGGATCTCGTACAAGTAGAGCAGAGAAGTCGATAGGACCAACGCCAGCAGTCGTTACAGTATTCTGAGATGATAATGGTGTTGTATTACTACATTCTATCGACATTTATTTCACTCTTTTTGTTGACAAATAGGCCAATTGTGTTATACTAGTAGTTGCAAGTAAAGGATTTATTCCACTCCCGTTGTATTTATTACTCATCATCTGATCTCATAAAGCCACTAAGAGCCTGCCACCATCTCTTTGTCTTCGCAGGAAGTGGAGAAGTGGCAACATTAGTAATCTCTTGAGGCTTGACAACCTTCGCTATCTCTGTTACACTAATATCAGGTATCGTCTGAGTACCTTTTTGCACTAACTGTGGTGCTAACGAAGCAGTAATTGCACCAGCCGATGCCGTTCCTGTTGCGGCTGCTGTACCATTACCAATCAGAACAGAAGCGGCTGGTATTACTGAGTCAAGTGATACTGCGGCTGTTGCACCTAATCCTAATGTACCAATAGAGTATAGATTCATTGTAGCACCAGATGAGATACCGACAGCACCCGTACCGTTAATACCAAGCGATCCTAGCGTGTTTAGATTCATCGTAGCTATGGAGTCTATTCGTAGTGAGGTTTTACTGTGGATGTCAATACCATTATGGCCAACATCAGGTATTGGTAGTAGTTGAGAACTTACTGCTGGCAGACCTGTTGTATGTATCTTCGTATATGAAATACTGTTGAGATTCATCTTATACGAGTCTACATGGAAGTCACCCCCATTTCCAGCTACATTACCTGGCATTAGACACTTGAAGTACATACCACCTAGAGTTGTTAACGCTTTCAGATTAGTATTCGCAACCATATTAATGTCATCTGCTGTAGCAAAGAGTCCAATACCAGCACCAGATACATTCACTTTCACACCTGCATCAAGGTTTATATTTCGTGCGGCACGAACATTAAAGTCTGTACACTCTATATCTAATCGGCCATTCACACTGATCTTACCAGACTTGCCTACTTTCAGAGTATAGTCTTCGTCTATTGTACTATGAGAAGAACCTCTAACATAGCTTGACTCTACACCCTGAGTTGTGTTATACTTGTCAGCAAATGACTTAACAAAGATAGTACCATTCGCATCAATCTGGAATACGGAGCCAGAGGAGTGGGAGATAAGAAAATAATCAGTTGCTTCACCATCTTCACCAGATCCTAGTACAATAAAGTTATCTCCATCAGAAGACTTTATCACTCTATTCTTATAGTTATTACCAGGCATCATGATAGGTGGCTCATCAAACGAATCACCATCTGCTTGAGGAATATTAGTGTTAGCAAAGACTCGCTGTGCTAATGTTTGTCCTTGGCTAGCTCCTTCACCACCTTGATATCGATGTAGATCAGGCTTACCAAATTGATTCACGACTTCAGGTGGTAGATAGCCATCTTCTCCTGGCTCACCACTACCCGCAGGCATTTGTAGATGTTGCCCCGGCAATCTACCCATAATCATAGGCTGTTGCGCTTCTGCACCATCTATAAAGAAGCCAAATACCCAGTCACCCACAGAAGGAATAACAGGCGATACACCATATGATCCATCTAATACTGAAGCCCATGGCAGGTGGTCAGTAGGAACACTATCAGTATCGCTCTCACTATTTCGAGGAGGATGAATACCAAACGCTCTTACTTTCACTCTACCATTGTTCGTAAGGTCATTGTTTGCTTCAACAACTCCTACAAAATGGAGCATATTACTAAATCCACTCATTAATCTTTATCCTCTAGTTTCAAATAGATCGTATAACTTATTGATATGATTAACAAAATTCCTATTAGATCAGGGCTCATGATAAGCCACCCTTTGTAATCAATACAGATTGCTTATACTCATCACCAGTAAACCTATGGTCAATGTTCATCACAAGATACTTACCACTTCTCTGAGTATCAGTCTCTCTAGTACCCGCTACAGTATTACTAAACTTATATAGGTCAAGGTTAATCACCATGCCAGGGTATAATGCAATACGGCCATTGATCTCTATAGTAAAGGCATTCAGATTCATATGATAGTCCACAGCAGGCTTCGTTGTATAGTTCTCGTAGAAGTGCTGATAAGGCTTATCCAGATCACCTTTATTCTGGCCTATCTGCGGGAAGTCAGTAATCAGTGTCGTAGAAGGTGCCAATGCAGAAGGCATATAGGAATCTATGAACTCTTGAGAGTGTGTTAGCTTTAGGTCCTCTGGTGCCTTGTAATCTTTGTACTCGCTTGTGTAATCATACTGGCGTGAGATACGGGTCCTGTTCAGTATATCAAGTTCGGTAACATTACGCCTATAGGCACCACCCTTCATTTCAGCGAATGAGTCTGCCTTCTTGCCATATCGGACATCGTTTATGCTCTGTTGCGCTTTCAGCTGGCCTGTGCCTGTGTTGTCATCTAACACACGGTAATTAAAAAATAAGCGATTCCTTTCTTCATTAGATATCCCCTCAAAACCGCTGTATTTATCGGTCAGGTACTCGCTCGTACAGAAATAATACTTCTCTCTTGTCTCAAAGAATCTATATAACGAACTCTTATTACTACCACTATATGCTCTTCTAGATAAAAATTGCATTGCGGCATCTGGCCTTAGATTAGGTATGACTAAAGTTTGTTCTCCATCTGTTTCTTCTATCTCTATGGCTTTCTTACTATCAGAATAATACTCATTAAAGATTGTATTGACCATATCACTGATCTTTTGTTTACCAAATGATCTTTTAATCTCCTTTCTATCAGAGGATAGCTTATCTACAGTAGTAAAGTCTAGTGTATATTTCATCATTCTATCGTTGACACTGTTCTCTGGTCCTATGTTATCTACTCCATATATGATAAAGTCATAGGTTTTAGTATCTCCGTAGAAGTCTGACCATGTAATTTGTAATGATTCTTCGCCTCGAATGGGAACATCTTCTAATAGATTGTTGCTTTCATTAACTGTTAGCCTGCCTGAGATATAGGGACTGTCAATACTCTCTTGAAATGTCCAATTTACCACTACCTTTGTGATGTCTATATAGTCCGCCTGATTCTTTTGACTGGCACTCTCGACACCTGCAAATAAAGGTCGTACCTTTACTGATACGAGTTTGTGGAATCCCGCTTGGGCTTGTTTAGTCATGCAATACTCTTTCTAATTGATCAGTAATTGTCGGCAATAAGGCTTTATTTACGAGGACTATCTGGCGGCGGCTCTCGTTGAGTGCGAATTCATAGTCATATACACGGACTGGGTAGTATTCTGCTTTCTCTGTTGTTGAGGAATTAAGGTACGAGGCACGATTTAAAGTAATATTTGGATCGGAATGCGACTGATAGTGTATAATATTTGCACCGATGGTACTATTTTTTGTCCACTCAAGAACTGCATCACCTGTTGTACCTGCTTGAGTAGCATAATGTACTTTAATATATGCATCTAAATCTTTTTCTGTCTTAGGCCATTGTGTATATGGATCAACAATATTGTTTGATGATAGTACCAGCCATGCATAGTCAACTGAGTCGTAGTAATAAAATGCTACATCTTCGGGCTTCTCACCCTCCTCAACTGTATAATTCATATATGCAAGCGCAGAAGCCTTGACTAAAGTATCGAGTTGAGCCTTACGAGTGATATCAAGGACTGTTTTACCCTTAAATTCAGTTGTAGGAAACTTTGAGAAATACATATTATGCTCCACCCTGGGTAAATGTTACGCCTTCAATGCCTGAAACACCAGTAGAAATCTGAGTATCAGTAAATCCTTGGGCTTTTAATTCAGCTATTGTCGCTACTCTCGTTTCAATAGCACCACTTGCTAATGTTTTTGTGATAGTAACCTCATCACTTGAAGGATTAGGACTATCAATAGGTTGAAAACCCGTAGGAGTATTCACTATAGACGCATCATATTCAGGTGTTTCTCCATCAGACTGAAGATTACTTGTTATAGCAGAGTCTAATTTCTCGCTGATTGCTTCTTCTAATAGATCAGATGGTGCATTATCGTCAGCAGTATGAATAAATGCCTCATTTAATGTCATTGTAATACGCATCGCAGAAGATTTACAAACTATTTGAATTGCAATTCCGTTTGGCGTATAATCTACACTAAATTGTGAGGTCATAGAGGACTTAAATCTTAAATAATATGCATAGTCTACACCACATAAAAAAAACATACAAAACGCTGGA